TTATTCAGAATCTTGTGAGAAAGTGATATTTAGCCTATCAATCACAGCTTGCTCACGGCCTTGAATTGTCGATAAATCGTATTTATGGCGCTGGCTGAGGATTGACACTTGATTCTTAAGTTCTGCAACTTTGGCTTTAAGCTGCTGGTTTTCTTCGGTAAGCAAATTCATGCGGTCATTTAGAGTCATGCTGCACCTGCCTTTTCGATTAAATGCAAATCGCTATCTAATAGCTCGCACCAAATAACACCAGCCTTACCTTCAAGCTCGAACTGGTGCCATTTACCATAGTCACCGACATAGATAATTTTTTCGCGCCCACCTTTGAACTGGTATATTTCACCTATAGTTAGAGTCATGCTGCACCTGCCTTATTGCTTTGTTCGTCAACAACAATCACTCTGGTTTTATCGTCTAGCACTATCACCTTGCAGGTTTTAGTGATTGCGAATACCGAAAACCAAGCTGACATAAAACCATTCCCCCAAATAAAGGCGAAAATTAGCGGCGGCGTATCGATGCTAAAGCTAAACGAAGCCACCACTATTAGCGCGATTAGAAGCGATACAACAAAGCAGGTAAGCACTGCGGTTAGTGTGGTTTTCATGCTGCACCATCCTTAGCGGCTTGCATTCTTTCAGTAACAACAGCGCAAACACCCTCGATATGCGGCCTAAACATAACGCTAGTCGCCGCTAATAATTCATCCTTAAAATCACAGATAGCTTTGGCTTTTATCTCTTTTAAAGATTGAATGCGTTCTCTAGTGTCATGTTCAGGAGAGTTTTTGCACATAAAATAAAAATCAAGCGTGCCGCTATACCATTCAGATTCGCCGATTTCACGCCACTCATGAATGATGAAATCTTCGATATTTTTATTTAACTGTTTAACTCTCTCAGCCAACTGGTCACGCTCTGCGGTGATTGCTTCGAGCTTTTTACAGGCTGCAACTAAGGCATCTAGAGTTTTGTCGAATAAAGCGGGTAGCTTTTCGGCATTAGCCTCTTTCTTAAGTTGCGCGGCTTTAGCCTGTGCGATGAACACTTCTAAAGTGAAATTTTCCATATCTATATCCATAATTCCCCCCTATTCTTGGACTAATTCAATTACACCATCAGAATCAGAAAGAATGGCGCCAGTAACTTGCCAGTTACCGAACATCACTCTATACCCTTGGTTTTCACACGCTTGTATTGAGTCACGTAAGGCTTCTAGTTTATTGCCTGCTGTAGCGTTTAAATTTCCGATAGCATCAACCAACAGCATTGGTGACTCTTTGCGTTGGTGCAGCATCATGGCGAAGTTGGCAACGTCCTCGAAAGTGCCGGCATTACCTTTAGTTAGACGCTCTACTAATAATGTTGCTAGCTGCTCGCCTGAACACTGCGCTGGATCATCCCAACCACTGCGGCCTTTAGCTCTGGCGTAGGCCATTTTTACCCGCATAGCATTGGTAAATCTGTCGATGCCGATATCATCGAAATGCGTTGATCGTTCCAGCTGCATGGCTTGAACTTGGTCTTTCAATTGTTGAATCTCGGCACCAAGATTTTGCTTAATCTGCGCCAGTTCGCTGGCAGGAACATAAACCCCAAGGCCTTCTACGTTGATTTGGCTTGAGCCGTTGCCGTCTAATAACACTCTGCGTTTGGTTGTCATTACTCACCACCTTGTTCAAAACATCTTTTGTATCGATTCCTGTACTTTTCATCTTCAAGCTTTGATAAAAATTTCGACTCAATTAATGGCCAGTCAGGGGATGAATTAAAAATTGCGTCCTGCCTTTTATCGCATGCCCATCCAGTGGTGCTTTCGGTTTCGCCTTCAACCCACTCAAGGTATTTGCATTGATGGCAAGAATTGTGTGCATTCACCATCACTTACCTTCCTTCTTTAATTCTTCGGCGAGTTTTTTCATAAACTGTTGGCAGCTGCATGCTTGTTTGCGTGGCAGGGCGTACCACTGTTTAAGCGCTTCGCGGATTGCGGTTGATTGCTTCATGCTGCCTCCTATGCTGCTTCGGCGGTTTGTGTGCAAAGCTCAGGAAGATTTGCGCGGAGAATGGCCTCGGCAAATTGCGGCGGTACCGAATTGCCACACCTTGCGACCTGCTGAGTTTTATTGGTTTTGCCGTTATAGCCATCAATGATGTAGTCATCAGGAAAGCCTTGCAGGCAGAACAGCTCTCGAGCAGTAAGCATCCTTAAGCCAATATCCACAATCACCATGGTTTTGTTATTCCAAGTGACGGTGACTAACGCAATACGCTCTTTAGTGGTGATAGTGGCTAATGGCTCGTTGAGTGAACTCCATTGGCCACCGTTTGAGTAATAACGCATTAAAAACGCGCTGACTTGCACGGCGCCAGCTTCTTGCTCTGCCGTTAAACCGCTGTCGCCTGGTGCAACAAGAGTTAACCTAACCTCGGCATGGTGGGTACCGCCTGCAGTAATAGTTGGCATCTGGTCACTTAAAGAAGTCGGCTTGATGTTTTTACGCAAGTGAACCATAAAGGCCGAGACTATTTGCTGCTGGCTGCCTGTGTTGGTTATAGTGCTGCAGGGGTTTTCAACTGAATACGCATGGGTGGTATTAAATCCACCGTTAGCCTGAACCATAATAGGCGCAGCAAGAGCGAATGCGCCGCCTTTAGGATAGGCGGTGATTGTTTTAATAGGCTCGTTAACGCTCTTAGTGCCTTTACCTGACCAGTTAGCGATCTCAATAATAAATGGGTTAGGGTTTTCTAAAACATGCTTAATCGTACCGATGGCCACACGTTTTAATGTCGCATCAGCTAAAGGGCGTTTAACGTTAAGCCCTTGCTGTTTCGCTTCTTCTTTGGTCATAAAAATGCTTGGGCATGGCAAAGAAAAATCAATTTTTTCAGCCGTTGTCACCCACGGCTTTAATTCGCCGCGAATAACCCGAGGATCATGCGGGGCGCCATGTGTCGGTTCTGGCCACACAATCGCCCGACCATCGCAACGGGCAATCATAAATAGGCGTTTACGGATAGTGGGGGCGCCATAGTCTCGGGCGCGTAGCTCACGAAACTCTACTTTATAGCCGAGCCCTTTTATCAACTTATTTCTATCTGAATGACTTAACCCTAAGGTTTCAACGCATTCAGCTAAAGCAGGGTGATCAGCATCAACACCAGTAGTAAGCATGGCTTTAAAGGCTTCAAACGTTTCACCTTTGCGAGCTGGATCGGGGCGTTGATTTTGTGAACCTTCACCAATCAACGGCCCCCACGTTTTAAATTCCTCAACATTTTCTAATGGGATTAATTTCGGGCGGGTTCTCAAGATCCAACGAATGGTGATCCACGCCAGCCCGCGTATTTCTTTTTTAACAGGCGTATTACCACGGGCCTTGGAAAAATGAGTGCAGTCAGGGCTAAACCATGCCACATCAACTGGCTTACCTGCAGTGGCTTTTACTGGGTCAACATCAAACACCGATTCGCAATAGTGCAGTGTGTCAGGGTGGTTAGCTGAGTGCATAGCGATAGCATCTTGATCATGGTTGATTGCAATATCAACGCTGCGACCAATTGCCCAGCCCATGCCAGTGGAGGCACCGCCACCACCCGCATAATTATCTACAAATAAGCCGCGCATGGTTTTTTCTCCGTTGGCATATTCATTACTAAGTCGTCAATGATTGAGTCGGTTGGATAACCTTCTAACCGCTGGCGGTTAGCTTCTTCACACAGCTTTTGGAACTGGATTTCAGTGGTTTCCGTTATGCCGCAACGCTCGAATACTTCTTTGGCAATGTTCATCACTTCAATCGGCCATACGCTGTTTGTTGCTGTGCTGTCCCGCGCTATTTGATCCTCGATATCGAGCTGCTCGGCTGAATTTCGTTTCTTCCTAGTTTTTTTGGGCTTAGGAAGCTCATTTTGCTCAGCTGATTTAAGTGGAATATCGATTGAATCAACGGTCTCATTCCCAAACACATCCCAGCCTTTGGTTTTGGTTCTGGCGAACATTTCAAGGCGAGGGACGTCACCCATTAGCTCGACGCATTTATCACGAAACTCATCGGGCTTTTGGCTGTGGCGAATGTTTTGATAGGTGCCCACGTAGCAGAGGTGGGCTAGAACTTCATCAAGGCTTTGTGGGTCGTAATTGCCCACGGCGCGAACGCTGCGACAAGCTGGCGTTGGTTTGCCCTTGATGGCGATAATGGCCGACTCGCTACCTGCGCGGGTCCAAAAGCCCATGCCAAAGAATGGATTGTTATTGACTGTTAGCTTGTTCCAGACAAAGCCGTTCATGTTTTTAAGGGTGAAGCCCCAGCTTTTAACCAGATCAATGGCATCCTGCGGCATGGCGCCCACATACCACATCACCAGTACACAGTTGTCATCGGCAATGCTGTTAACATCGAGGCGTTTTAAGTCCTCGGTGCTAGTCACGGTGTACTTGGCTTGGGCGCTGTATTTCATCGAGCCGCCCGTGTTTTGGTTGCTAAAGGCCCATGGCGGATCCGCGTATATCAGCTGATATTTTTTGCTCATGCCGCATGCTCCTTTGAATTGCTGATTGCAGCGCTAAGCTGCTGCTCAAGTTCTTCATTCATTCCGATTTCATACAGATAGTTGGCGGCGCGGCTAACTAGCTGCTCAAGCTCGGTGATCCGCGCGTTGGCTGTGGCCAGCTTGTCAAGATGCTTTTCCCAGTCGAGTTCTTTGATGGATTCAATCACGCCCATGGTGCTGTTGAGCGTGGTTTGGGCGCGCATCAGGTTTGATAGCTCGATAAAGTGGCGAGCGGCGCAGCGTTCTGGATCTAAGCCTGTGGTGTAGTGCAGCTTTAAGGCGGCAATGGTTGGCTCGGAGGGGATGCGCGTTAGCGATAGCAGCAAGTCGAGTTTTGGCTCTGGTTCGCAGCCTGCCAGCAAGTAAAGCATTTCGCGGGATGATTTATGGGCGCTCATGCTGCCTCCGACTTTTTAATTGGTTTTGGTTTAAATTGACTGACTAAGTAGTAATAACCAGAACCTCTGCCATTGGCGTTTGATAGCGTGAACGAATATGAGCAAACTGGTGTTTGACCATTCTTAAGAACAAGGCCGCGCTTTTTTGCTTCGGTTGGAGAAATTATTGGGAAGTTTGTATGAGGCCAACAATTTATTTGGCTGTCATCTAAGCAAATGATTTTTCCCGTCAAAAGGTGTTGGCAAATCTTGATTGTTAGTTCTAGTTTTGCTTTGTCTTTTTGGTTTTCACTGCGTGGTTTCATGCTGCCACCTCTGGGAAGTAGGTTGTTTCAACGCTGGCGCGTGTGGTGTTGAGCTTTTGCCCCATGGTTTTAAGGATGAGGTTTGAGGCCAGCATTACTGCATCGGCGTTGGCGAGTAGCTTGCCTGTTTTGGGGCATATGCAACGGCCTATGAAGTCTTGGCTGTTACGGGTCCAAACCAAATTTTGGTAAGCGTGGCGCCAGTGGCGCTGGCCGATGGATTCAGCCTCGTTTGCGGCGCTCGCCAGTGCTTTAAGCATTACCGTGGTGGTAAATAAGCTGGTTTCGCGGTGTTTGCTGCCGAGGGATTGCAACTCCATGGCGGTACCCATGGTGCTCCAAAAGTCATAGGCAATGGTGGCGTGGTAGGGCTCAAAGTTTTTCTTGGTGCCGAGCACAATGGCCGTGGCGTCTTTAATTTGTTTAAAGGAAAAATAGAACTCGCTCTGTGCTGCGGGTTTGTTGGTGGCAAAATCCACGCGGCCTTGCATCCAGTCGATGTTTTTAACTAACTCCATGGTGAGCGTGGATAGCTCATCGCGGTGATTGTAGGTATCTGACAAGCCTTGAGGCGGCTTGCTGGCGTTTTGGTTGATATCTGTAAACGCTTGTTGGCGTTCTTGCAGCGATAAGCTGGTGTACAGGGTGATAGAGATGGTGTCTTGCGACAGCTCAGGGGATTTTTCGAGCGCCTTGGCGATACCCGTGGCGCGGTGCTGGCCGTCGAACAGCTTGATTATCGAATCCATGCCGACTTTTAATACGCCAACGCTGCCGCTAACTTCGGATGCTTCAAACTTAGGAGCTTGACCACCTGTAGGCACTTCTACCACGCCGATAATGCCAGGCAAGAAGTAGCCTTTAGGGTTATTGAGCATGTAATTGCTGATGGATTTTGCACGAGCAGGATTGACTTTGCGTTGGCTGCGTTCGAGCACGCTGCCTGCATCGTCAATACGTAACATGCGCACTAGCACTCGCATTGACATGCTCACGGTGTACATCAATTTGCCGCCTTGCGATCCCATCACCGCTGGCATTGAGTAGCACATTTCCATTATTCGGATCCTTCTAGTTCGTTTTCTTGCAGTTCTTTCACGCATTTGGGGCAGACGCAGACAAAGTATTCATTGTCGTTAACTGCCTTTTGCCAGCCTGAGCGGCTTAGGCCTTCGGTGACGCTGGTGATCACGCTGCGGTGTTTGCGTTGAATGAAAAGCGTATCTGTGCAGCTGTTGCAGGTGACTTGATAGCCAGACACCAGCTCGATTTCTGTAAAATCGGGAGAGGATAGGGTTAGCATGCTGCTTCTCCTTCAATCTTGGCTTTGCGTATTTGATTGGCTAGCTTCACATCGTTGCAATTGTCATAAAGGTTAAAGCCACGGTTTTCGGTATCGGCTTCGGCGCAGGTGTAAGCTTCGTATGGGTTGAATCCCCAAGTGATGGCGCCACAATGTGGGCAGTTGCCGCGAGTTTTGCCCGTGGTTTGGCGGTGGCGTTTGCGCTTAGGTTTGCGGATGCCTGTGGCGGTGATCATCTTGCGTTCGTTTATGTTGGCGGCTTGAAAAGTCCGGCGAGCGATGGCGTCGATTTCTGCTTTGGCGTAGATGTTTGCCTCAATGCCAAGTTCATTGATACGTTCAAGCGCTCTGCGGTAGCTGAATACAACGGCGCTTTTGTAGTTAACGCTGAACATATCAAAGGTTAGCCAGTAAACATCGTTGCCGTCCCATCTGCCTTTTGGCGAGATAACGTACTCATCACATCCGGCTTTTTCGCCAGCTGCTGGCAGGTACTGGCAATCAACTCGCTCTCTTGCCAATTCATCAACCAGCCTTGCTGCTAGCGGAACGTCAGTGTGGCGGCTGTTGAATTTGCGCTGAGCTTCTTCAAGCGTGTATGCATGCGCCTTGTCTAAATCGCTTGTATAGCCACAACCATCTTGCGCCCAAAATAGGCAGGTGCTGCCGACATTGGTGCGCGAGTCGCGCAGGTAGAATAATTGGCTCATGGTGACGTCCTTATCTTTTAACCAAGAAACGGTGCAGGCCTTTGGCCGCACGGATGGCAACGGCGCGGTTGGTGGTGAACTTGCCGCCTGGCAACATCCAACCATCTTTGTCTGCGACGATATGGCCGAGGCCGATTTTGATATCGCGGTGTTGGGGTTTGTCGTGGGTTAACATGCTGCGTCCTCCTGCTTGATAATCGGCAGTTGTGCAGCTGCTGCGCGGACGGCTGCGGCGGCTTCTTTGCCATAGCCCCAAATGTCGCCGTTATCTGGATTCCAACGAGTAGGCGCTATCCATTCAATCGATAGTTGCTTGCCTTTGGTGATGTAATCACGCATTGCACACACTAATTCGCGTAAGGTCCCGCCATGGTGAAAACCGCGCCAACTACCTTGGGAATGGGTGTAAACCCGCGCTTTGGTATATTCATCAACCACCCAAACCTTGCCGTTTTTATCCAGCTCTAGTGTTGCGATGGTGCCTTTGTAGTCGAAGAACTTGCGGCCATGTTCTGATATCACTTTGATGAGTGCGTTTGCGTGTTCTACGCGCTCGGTGATGATTGGCTCCGGCAATTCGTAATAAGATTCGCAGCCGCATTTAGGGCAAACGCCTTTGTAAACAGCAAAGGATCTTGATGCGTGTTTAGGGTCTGCGATCTTGCTTAACTCTGAGTGCCTACCAGTCCAGCGACAGGTGCGGCGACTGCATTCGATACGTTGTGTCATGCTCTATTCCTTCTTTCGTGAATGGCGGCAACTATCAAGCGGCGCTTGACTGTTCAGGCTTGGGTGAAGTGGTTTGAGTGGCGGATTCGGGAGCTGGCTCGACTGGCTGATGGCCTGCAAAGTAAACAAACTCTGCTGGATTAGCTCGTTCTGATTCGTCCAAGGTCAAGGGCATGATTATTGCGACGATTTCTTTTTTTAAGCCCATGACTGCAATCAGAGAATTCTTTTCTGCTAGGTGCAAAACAGCACCGTTAATCTTGCAGTAATTCAATTTTGATAGGCGGCTGAGCAGGTTAACATTCATGCCAATTGTTGATGCTGGCTTTAAGTTTTCATCACTTAGCCGTGATTTAAAGAGTTTGCCTGCATTTGGGTAACGACCATCGATTGGGTTAATAAACTCAATGTGAGTAATTAGCTTACGTTCCTGAGTGTCTAACGCTTCAAAGGTGGTGAAGGTGTCAACGATTTCGCAAATCGATGTGAGCATAGCCACGCCATAGTTGATAAAGATGTTTTGAATAGACGGTAAATGCTTTTTGTTGGCGGCTTTTAGCAACTCTTTGCTGATTGGGTAAATGTAGTCGCCATCGGTAAAGCCATCCTCATCATGGATGGTGACGAGGCAATGGCCGTCAGTGGCGGTAAGTATCACGCCTTTTTCGGGGTGCGGCTTTACGTGAAAGCCGTTGAGAAAGTAACGAACATCCTGTTTTGCGGCGAACGCTGCCAGCATAGGCAGGTATTGAATGTTGAATTTGGTTTTCATGGTGATTGCTCACTAGGCTGATGATGGAATTGATGAACTTGTAAGGATTACTTACAGGTTTAATTTGAAGTGCTGGCGAGTCGTGCATATTGGGCATCAAGCAGGTCTTGTGAGCTGCTGTAGCCGTGTTTTTGCTTTATCTCTTGCCAGCGTTCAATTAGCCGATCCCAAGTGTTCTTCGATTCTGGGTAATCGATAATCAGCTGGTTTAATTCGGCTATCGAGCGATCGCAATAATCGGCTATGGCGTTGCCTTTGGCTTGCCGTTCTTGCTCTAGCTCATTTGCAAGCATGGCGACTAGGGCGTCGCTGGTGGCGTGGGCCTGTGCATCAAACATGGCTACTTTCCTTAAAATTGGCAGCCTTAAAATTGGAAGCCTTAATCATTGGCTGGCTTGCGTGATGATTTGCGTGGTGAAAACTGCGGTTGAGCCAGCTGATGGTTCTATCGCTTACCGTGATATTGATTGCTGGTGGCTCGGCGATGCGGGTGAGTTTTACACGGCCGCTGCGGCTGACTTGGATGTTTGCCACTTCGTTTAATTTGGTGGTTTTAAGCGGGGCTTCGTCCAGTTTGGTAACGTGGTAGCGCTCGCGGAAGGCGTAGCTGCAAACATGGCTTTGCAAGTAGGCCTCGAGTTCGTTTTTACGCTGGATCACCGTTGGGCAATGCATTAGGTCTGGCAATTGGGCGAGGCGACAAGCAATGCTGAGGTGTAACAGCAGTTGCGATTCTATGGGTAGCAGTGGGGCGCAGTGATGCGCTGCGATGGGGTGGGGCATAGGTCACCTCGCATGGTTTATTTGGGTTGTTTTAATGGGTTGGTTTTGTGCTGCGCTGTTGGCGCTGGCGCGGTTTAAAGCAAATCGAAGGGGATTAACTTGGCTAATAGCATTAGCACTAGATCGATAAAATCAGGTTGTTGGGCTTTCTGTTCATAAGGAGTCATGGCTTTGCTTCCTGCAGTTTAACTGGGCAACTATCCGGTTATTCCGGATAGTTGGGTTTAAACGTTGTGCCCGTTTTTTAATCACGTTGGGCCTCGTGATACGATTGGAGTTCCTACACAACCAATCGAGAAACTTATGCTTAATAAAATTAAAGGCAGGCTTCGTCATATATCTAGGCGATACATATACACTTCAATTTCTGCTGTGGCGTTATTTGCTTTTGCTAAGATGCTGAAAACATCAATAATTTACGATAAAGAAATCGTTTTTATTTATGGATTAGCTTTTTTGAATTTATTGTTTTTTATTATTTTGTGCCTTTCTATTTATCATGATGTAAGACATTACAAACAACAAATAACTGATGTACGCAGTTATCGCAACGAGGTCAACAAGCTCAGAAGGCTTCAATCCAAAGGCGGTGAAGGCGTCAAATCTGTCAAAAATAAAGTGAGCGATCGTCACAACAACGTCGATTAAAAGAACCACCCATATTGAAACCCAGCACTCTTTAATTTTCATGTTTTACTCTTTTCAATTTACGGTTGGCTTTATCGCTGGCTCTCGCAAGAGCCAGCTGTAAAACCGATTGCACACATAGCGGGTCATTCGCACAGTTAAGCCATCCAGCAAATTCACCCCTTTATCTGGGAGGTGATACCCGGTCGCCGCTGATTGCATGCAATTTTTTCGTTAGTGAATTTCCGTACCCCATCACTAACAACCTTGGGGTGACCTAGTCCGTGCCTCTGCTAGTGCAAAGGCTGGGTTTAGTCGTTCATGGGCCAGTCTGTTAAAGAGCGTGATTAGAATCTTTTCATTTCCGTTCTAATCGATGTGCTAAATGTACATAACGTATACTTTAACGTCAATACAAAATGTACATTTATTTTTTGTTTAGTGTATTATTGCTATACCAACAAGGTGGCAAGGATGTAGATGTACAAAGTGTTATGTCTAAAAACATCATTTCTTGATTGGTTTAAAAAGCTATTTGGTTGGATTCTGGAGGGGTGATCGTGGATAAAAATCAATGTACAACTATCAAATTGTCAGGTTCGCTAGCAGCTAAATTTGGCCGTGAGCATAAACGCTTTCTCGATACAGGCACGACGACTGAAGCCTTTAGCGCCCTTAAAAACACGTTGCAAGGTTTTGAAGGGTTTATTAAGGAGCAAGCAAAACTTGGGTTGCGCTATGCGATTTTTCGTAATGGCCGCAACACTGGGCAAGATGAATTTGATTTAGCCGGCACTCGCGAGATCAGGATTGTGCCAGTGATTGCTGGGAGTAAGCGTGGTGGAGTGCTGCAAACAATTGTAGGGGCTGTATTGATTGTTGCTGGCGCATTTTTATATTACACGCCATTTGGAGCGCCTTTAATTACAGCTGGTATAGGTATGGTTGCTGGCGGTGTGGTGCAAATGCTTTCACCGCAAGCAAAAGGATTAAAGGGTAGGGAAGCCGCCGAGAACGCGCCAAGTTATGCCTTTGGTGGTGCAGTGAATACCACTGCCGCAGGTAATCCTGTCGGCATTGGTTACGGTAAGCGCCGTATTGGTGGCGCCATTATCAGCGCGGGGATTTATGCCGAAGATATAGCCACCACTAAGCGACCAATACAATCAGGCGGTGGCACTGGCGGCAATGGCACACAAGAGCCATAACAGTATCTTTGTTTTGATAACCCGCTTAGGCGGGTTTAAAACATTTAAATTAATTTTATTGAGGTATTTATCCTTCAATTAGCTCCATAAATTCATCTTCATCTAAAATCTGTATATCAAAGCCTTCGTCAATTAGATCTTGCGCCTTTAGTTGTTTACTAGAAATGCCACTCGGGCCAACTAGGTTTTCATCCTGCTCACCAACGACTAAATAATTGGTCTTTTTAGATACGCCAGTTTTAATTTCTAGCCCTAGTTCTGCTGCGGATTCAAAGGCTTCTGCTCTGCTGATTGATAGCTCGCCAGTAAAGACGATAGTCTGGCCGTATAGTTCGCCATCTTCATTGGGTGGGTAAGCTTTGTGATCCGCGCCTTTTGGTTTACCGAATGCCGATTTAGGTTTGATTTCGTTAATGTGACCAAGGGTGACTGCGGCACACATAAACACTCGGCCAGCGGCAATTGCATCGGCTTTGGCTCGGTGTGCTTCATCAAGAGGAATATTGCAGTGCTGTGCTACCGTAGCTAATTTGTAGTTAGGTAAACTAAATGCTGCTTTTGCCAGATTTAATGCACAGTGGTACTGATTAGTAAGCACTATACCAACATTAGCGAACTCAGCATCTAAAAAGCCTTTATCAAATTTTGCATTGTAGGCCACGATAGGTAGATCACCGATAAAGGCTTTTAAGTCTTGCGCGAGCTTTGCAAAGGGCGGCTGGTCTACCAACATCTTGTTGGTGATGCCTGTGATATTGGTTATTTTGCGCGGCAGTTTTACCGCAGGATTGATCAATGACTCAAATACAGGGTGATCGTTAGATAGGAGATCAAATTTAATTGCGGCAATCTCGATTATCTTGTCAGTTTCGGCCTCAAGCCCAGTGGTTTCGGCATCTAATGCAATAAATTTGGTCGGGATGTATGGGTGTTTAGCCAAAAACTCTGCGGTTTCCTTATCCATTATACTATTCCTTTAGTCTTTATAAATTCCGCTAGGTAATATTGCCATGCTGCCAGATTGCTCAAGAGCAACTCTATATATTTTATGTTGGCCTTTTTTTATCGATGTTTCTAACTGTCTGATACTGCCGCTGATGCATAATCCGTTACCTGATGGCTGTAAACCAAGAAACATTTCGCCCTCATTGACATGGAATGTTGCCTTTTCTGACACATCTAAAGTTGCCGCTAATTCTTCATTAATAAAAAAATTAATGTTGCAACCACTTCCTAAGAAGCCACTATCTCTGATAATCGTGATGGTTGAATCGCCAGCAACATTATTTTTAATGAACAAGCGATCATCAGGAACTTGCTTGGCATTTTTGAACGAAACTTCCGAGGTGGCGCAGCCAGTTAGTACGCATAGGATTAGCGAAGCAATTAACAATTTCATGGCAATAATCCTTTATATTCATAAGTTTTAGAAAATCTTGATCTTGGCATCTACTACCACACCAATGATTTTACAATTTCCATTTATTGGTAGCGTAGGGTATGCGTTGTTTAGTGGCTTAAGAAACTTTTGCCCAGCATCCACTACCAACTTTTTAAATGTGGCCTCATTAACATCAGTTAGCTTTGCGACCACAAATGATCCATTCAGCCTATCTCGATCTGGATCAACAAGTATCAATGTTCCCTCAGGAAAGCTAACTCCAGATGGAGATGTCATTGAGTCACCAATCACCCGTAGCCAAAAACAATGTTCACTTGTTCTTTCGGTTGTTTCATACCATTCGTCTGAAGCTGATGCTGGTGATTCCTCAACGGCCTCTGACCAAACCCCTGCTTTTACATAGCTAATAACGGGGAATTTTTTTAGGTATTTGGTAGATAAATTAGCATTGCTAACATTAGCTAGCGCTTCGTCTGGATATTCAAGCATTCCATCTGAATGCAATACCAGTGAGTCTAAATTAAGACGCTTTAATATTGATGCGATCTTACTTAACGAAGGTTCTCTTCTTCCATTAAGCCAATGCCCCATTCCGCCAGGAGTTACTTCTTCTAACTCAGCGAGCCTTTCTTGGGTAATCCCAAGCTCTTTCATTCTGGATTTAACCAGCTCATTCCACTTCATTTTCATCCTTAAAATGTACGATATGTACAAAAACAATCAATAAACATAATGTACATTTATGTTGATAACGAAATATACATAATGTACATTATGGAAAATTCCATTATTGAGGTAGCTATGCAGCATATCCGTCAAGTTCGAGTAAAAGCAGGTATCTCGGTAAAAGATATTGCGAAGTTAATTGAGACTGATGTTTCAAGCTTTTATCACTATGAAAAAGGGAGGAGAACACCCGATTTCAATCAGTGCTGGAAGATTGTAAACGCTCTAAATCAACTCGGAGCCAAATGCACCTTCTCTGATGTATTTCCTAACCCTATTGAGAATAGTGACGGAAAGGTTGCTTAACTGCTCTTGTTAATAGCAAGGATATCTAACCTATGAATAAGCACACATTAAAGCGCGAGTCACTTTTATGTTCCGATCCTCTCTACGCCGCCCATGCGCTTGGGCACGATTACGGGGTAGATAAGCTGGCTAAGGATTTATTCCAGCAGCCCGGGGTGATGTACAACAAATTAAACCCTGAGAACGACAGCAATCATCTGTATTTGCGTGATGCGATACACCTGACTGAGCTGGCCGACGATGACCGCATTTTGTCGGCGTGGTGCCATAGCCGCGGCGGGGTATTTGTAAAGCTGCCTGAGTCGGTGAATTGCGATGAAGAGCTAAGCGATCAGCTGTTATTGATTAGCGAGCAGATGGGTATTGCATTGGCCGAAATTCGTGACTCCCGCGCTGATGGGGTGATCACCCCTGATGAGTTTGAGTGCATTAGCCGTGAGCTGACTAAATCCGTACGAGAAATACTGTCGCTCAAAGCGGTAGTGAGTAGCCAAGTGCGCACAGTTCATCCCATTCCAGCTAAGAGCGCGCAGCATGAGTGATGTTATTGATGATGCCGCAATCGAGCATGAAGCGCATATCAAGGCCGCTTTATCTGTTCGCCAACCTACGCTGCCTTTTACTGGCCAGTGCCATTACTGCAAGGCAACTGTTTCAACTAATCAACATTTTTGTGATGCCGACTGCCGCCACGATTACGAGCGGTTAAAGGCGAATGGGAGAGTGTGATGTTTAAACCAGCAAGAATGATAACCAGTAATTTTCGGCTTTCAGCTTTATGTGTGGATGGAGGATCTTCACCTTGGCACGGTTGGTTGTTTGTAAAGATTGACGGTGAATGGTGTCCATTTAGAAAAGCTAGTCACGAATCAGTGAAGCCTTGGGAGTTACTAGCCAACTGGTCAACTATACAAAGAATTGATGAACAAAATCAGTTAACTGATAACTCATGCGCCGATTTTTGCGGAAGCAATAGTGCAGATATCCCTTACACACCTGAAGAAGATGCCGAGTTCGCTCGCATTGAGCGCAATCAACAAATTTCCGAGTTTTCACGCATTGAGCGTAATCAAGAGATTGCCTTGTTAGCCAATGTTATTCGCAAATCACCGACGACGAGTGCTGAGGCGATTGCTGCGCGGGTGTTGGATGCGGGTTATCGCTTTGATAGTTCGGCTGTGCGATTGAAATAAGAAAGCCCACTAGAGCTGTGGCGGCTGTGGGCTTAATACCAAGAGAGGCAAAAACAATGGTACTGGAATCAATAGATAGCGTCAATCATGGCGCTGGTGGCAGTAATGTGGTGCCGTTACGGCCCGTTGCTGAGCACAAACAGCAAACGCGGGGTGGGGTGGTGAAAGCAGATTTGGATGATGGTTATTTACGACTCTCCAATACGCTGGTGGACGCCCTGTGTCGCACGAAATTAAGCGATCGTGAGAGTCGTGTTTTATTTGCTGTTATCCGTAGAACCTACGGTTATGGCAAGGCCACAGATTGGGTATCTTACAGTCAAATAGAAGAAATGACTGAGATTGATACTGACAACGTATCGCGGGTGATTAGAGGCTTATTAAAGCGCAATGTGCTGATAAAAGAGGGTAAGAAAATCGGGGTTAACCCGACAGTTTCTTCATGGGCTGATAAACCAACTAAAGCCAAAACTGTCAATTCTGACAGTGAAAATGCCCCGTCTATTCTGACAGTAAAACCTGTCTATTCTGACGGTGAAGCTGTCTATTCTGACAGTAAAACCTGTCTAGATAGACCCCCACAAAAGAAAGACAATATTACAAAAGACACAATACAAAAGATCTCTTCGTCGCACATTGCTGACGCAATGGCCGACATGCAGGTTAAACCCGATGCCGCTATTCAAACGCCAAACGGCAAGCTTTGGGGCAGTGCAGACGATTTAACCTGTGCTGAGTTTATCTACTCCCGCGTGTTGATGGTTAACCCCACGGCTAAAAAACCTAACTGGCCAGACTGGGCTAACCAAGTGCGTTTAATGCGCATGCAAGACAACCGCACTCACCACGAAATCTGCAAGCTGTTTAAGTTTGCCAATACCGACTCGTTTTGGGCGAGCAATGTGTTATGCCCAAAAACCCTCCGTAAACAATGGGACAAACTAAACGCCAAACTGCTAGCGAGATCATCACATGAAGCCAATACAACAACTGCTACCGCAAACCCTTCACGCTATGAACACTCCACAGCACGAGTCTTCCGCGAACTGCGGGAAATGGCAGAGCAGCTCGAGCATTCAGCAGATCACCACGGTGGTGGCAACACAATTGATGCCGACTATGAACCTATACAGCCGTGATTTTAGCAATCGCTTTGGCGCTGAGCTTGGCAGTGTAGTGCAGGAGTTTGTTAAGCAAATCGGTGAGGCTGGCTTGAGTGTGAATGAGGTGATTATCGGCATTGAGGCCTTTAAACAACGTGCTGCAACTGCGCCTTGGAGCGTTAACCCCGCTGAGTTTGTGGCGATGTGTACGCCTACACCTGAGCAACTTGGATTACCCAGCGCCGAGCAGGCTTACCGTGAGTGTTGCGCCCATGGTCGCTGGCCGAGTGAGCACAAGTGGAGCCATGGCGCGGTGTTTGCCGCAGGCCGTGAAACAGGTTGGTATGAGCTGCAAAATCGCACAGAGCAGCAAACATGGCCCTTGTTTAAACGCAACTACGAGGTGATGTGCCGCCGGGCAGTGAAGGGTGAAAGTTTTGATGCCTGTATCCCTAAAGCGCTTGCAGCCCCTGTAAACAAACCTGTTGAAAGCCAAAAGGCTTGTTCGATTATCGCTGATTTGCGCCAAAAGTTTGGGCTAAGGACTGCCAATGGCGCTGGCAATTAAACACTTACCAGATGATGCCCCTGATTTTTATAGCGCGATTGTGGCGCCTACGTCTGTTGATACTGCTGCTAGTCAAGTCGTGCAAGAGGCGGTTAATGATGCGGAGTTGTTTGTACCAAAAGCGGTGACTGCCGCTGAGTTACGCGCCCAAGGCTTTATGCGTGAACGCGAACTACCGCAAATATGGCATTGCCGCGGTGGAGAGTCGGACATTGAGAAGATTGTAAAGCATATGTCGGTGATCCCTCCTGAATTTAAGCATTCCGTATCAATCGAGTATGAGCGCTTATTTGCCATTGGTGGGCGCCTTGGACGTAAACAAGCCAATCAGTTTTTAGTAAGGCAGTCAAAGCGGTTTAGAGGGGTAGCGGTGTGATTCGTATTGGTATTGATCCTGATCTCACTAAAAGCGGCGTAGCCACTGTGGTGGACGGCAAGATACAGCTGCTTAAGAGCATGGGTTTTAGTGAGTTGATTGAGTTTGTCCTTAGCAGTGCTGCGAGTTCGACTTGCACTGTGTTGCTCGAAGATGTGGATAACAAAAAGCCAGTATTCGCCAGCAAGTTAAAGCGGACTGCCAAAGGCCAAAACCCATTGCTTGCCTACGTTGGTCATGCACCAAGCCAAGGCGGTAGTGAATTTAAGATCAATATGAGCAAGGCCGAGGACTTGGGAAAAGTGAAAGCCACGGCAAGATTAATTAAAGAAGTACTCGAGGACAAAGGGATTACCGTGACTTTGGTTAAACCGCTGCGTGGCCCAGTGAAAAAGGCTAAGGATAGCAGTGTGTATTTTAACAAAATCACCGGCTGGACTGGCCGCAGCAATGCCGATACCCGCGATGCTGCGTTAATCGCCTTATTTGGCAAGGGGGATTTATGCCGTTAAAAGCCCCATTAGCTGAGCGTTTAGCGCGTGGTGTTGAGTTGTATGTAAACCAAAAGATGACGCTTTTAGAGAGTTCAGCTGCTGCGCCTGTGTGCCGTAAAAAACTCACAAAAGAGTTAAAGGACCGCGGGTTATTGCGCAAGGAGCCTAAAAAGCTCAGCGAGAAATTTGAAAAGGCCATCAAGCTTTATGTTGATGAAAACTTATCTGTTTTTAACGCTGCGGCCAAAACAGGCGTATGCAAGACGACATTATCAAAAGTATTAAGAGAGCGCGATTTACTGCGTAATACGGCCGAAAAGAGCGCCGCCAACTTGGAGCAAGCGATTGCCTTGTATGTAGCTGGCGCCACGATTTTTGCGGCCTCACGCCAATCCAAGGTTGGCAACCAAACCTTAGGCGATGCGCTAAGTGCCCGTGGATTGCTGCGCAAGCATCCAGAACGTAAGCCAACGAGCACTGTATCGCGCCAAGATCCGCTTGAGTCGGCCGAAAGCCGTGTATCAAGCATGGCACTGAGCATTATTCATTCCGCTGCCCGTGCTGCAGCTAACCACCAAGGAGATGGCAGATAAATGATTTCAATTGAGCGCTTGTTTGAGCTGCTATCTCCACGCGGGTTATCGGTTGGTGCGGCGGGGGGTAAAGGGGTTTTTAGTAAGGAGGATGCTATGGGTGTTGTTGCACAGGTACAGGGTAAGTACCCCGTTGGGGTGAAAGTGTTAGAGGCGACCATTTGCGGCGATGTAGATGCTGAGGATGTACTCGTTAAGTCGCTATGTAAGCAGTATGAAGTGGATTTTAGGCCAGTTGCCGCAGCGGCGTTGGCAAAGCTCGCCGTAAATGAAGTGTGCGGTACCCGCGTTTGCCCTAAGTGTAAGGGAACAAAACTCAACTATCACCGTAATGGTGAGTGCAAGCACTGCAGCGGTACCGGGAAGATGTTGAACACCGTTGAGCAGCTGACTAAATCGTTTTGTGATTTGAGTGGCGCAAAGATCACGACAGAGCAATTTAGCCAGCATTTTTACGATAAGTATATGGATGGTGTAGATGCACTGCATCAGCACGAACATGACGCAGCTCGCTTTGCTAAAAAAGTGCTGAGAATGGTTGGCGAAGAAATGGGGCTAGCGGGTTGATGATTGAAACGGTAAGCGACTTAGTTAAACGGCTTAAAGCGGAGGCAGATCAACTCGAGTCTATGGGTTCGGTTGATCTGGCCTGTGGTGTTGAAGCGGCGGTAAGGGTTATCTGCAATGAACTCGATGGACACCTGCCCATTGGTAATGCTGACTATCACCGAATTGAGCCATTAGAGAGGATAAATAAACGCTTAATGTCAGCGCTGGCAGCGCAGTCATCTATTAATGAGCGCTTTGATTTGCACTGTAAACAGCAGGTGTTATCTACGCCTGAATACAAGGCTTTAGTGAGTGCTAAAACGGCCATCCATCAGCAGATTAATGCGTTGCCAAAGTGCAATGCCTGCCGCGGGGTTGGCAAAGTTAAGCCGATGTTCGAGCTGTATCCTTGTGATAAATGCGGCGGTTCTGGCGTTGATTTAGCGGCTAATGGCGAGCTGATTAAGTTGCAGCAAGCGTTGATACTGGCTGAGTTTGAGTTGATTGAAAAACTGACTGCAGCGCTGTTTAAGGTGGGGTTATCAGCGGCTGATAAAGAGGCGATCTCGGTTGAGTATTTTTATGCTGATTGCCGAACTAACCTGAGGTGCGACTGATGGCCATAGCCTGTATTGCCTTAAGTGATGCGGCCATTAAACGGGCTGTAGCCGATGAATCAATTACCGAGATTAGGGACCCACGCTATCCGCTACGGTTGCGCCTTGGCAGTTCGCGTAGTCGTGGCAGTTGGTATTTAGTCACCAATAAAGATGGCAAGGCGAATTGGTCAAAGGTGGCTAACTGGCCGCTGGTGAGCGCTAAGGCGATCATCGATGATTTGCCCACGTTGAGCATTCAACATCGCCAAGACCAAAGCGTGAAGGTGAATACCTGGTTAAGTTGTGGTGGCTTGCTGAATTGGTATTTAACCCGGGCACAATCCGACACCAGCTTATCGATTAAACGGCGCCGCAATATCAAATGCACCATCGTTAAACATTTATTGCCGGTGCTAGGTGAGGTGATGCTGAGTGAGCTCAATCATCATAAGGTCGATGAGTTATTAATTTGGCCTCTGCAGGCGCGTTATTCTATTGGCAGTGTTCGCCAGTATTACGCCGTGCTGCGCAAGGCATTTAAGCAAGCGACAGTGCTTAAGTTGATTACTGATGATCCGTTGGCATCGTTAAGTTTTACGGATTTTATCGCTACGCCAATTGCCACCAAACCGCCTCAATTGCAGGCAACGGATTTGCCTAAGCTGCTTAGTGACCTTGATACCGCTAGTGATAGTGCTGCGTTACTGGTGTTTATCATGTTGGCTTACGGTACCCGCATTGGCGAAACCCGCTTACTTAAGTGGAGCTATTACGACGAACTCAATGCTAAGTTGGTGATCCCCGCGAATATCACCAAAACCCATGCTCAACTGACTATCCATATCTCTGGCCTGATGGCCGATGTATTGCGCTGGCATAAGTCCATGCAAGCTGCAGCAGGTTATCGCGGCGGGTACCTATTTCCGCATCCTTGCCGTAACACTGGCTTAGATGAACGTGGTGCTAATAGTTTGGTTAAACAGGTGAGTGTTGGTGAATGGACGGCCCATGATTTACGCAAACTGGCTCGCTCATGTTGGGCTGATTTGGGTATCGATTACATGGTGGCCGAGCAGATGTTAAACCACTCCATGACCAAGCTAGACCAAGCCTATATACACACCTATTTGGCTGACCAAAAGCGTGAGGCTATCGAGCTCTGGCATAACCATTTGCTATCGATACACCATCCATTTTCAGCACGATTAAATCAAGACAGTTTCAAGATAGAAAATATTAGCAAAACAGCTTAAAGCCTTGCTGGTTATGGCTTGCAAGGCAATTTATGCATCTTCAAAAGAGGAAGATATTTAATGACTAAGACAGTCTTTTTGATTGGTGGTGATGGTGTAGGAAAGTCGATGCTTGGAAGGGCATTAATGCAGTTATCACTAAACTATACAGTGGTGACGCTACGGCAAGATCGCCTAATGCAGGTTGACGGTGATGTTTCTTGTTCGGTGGAAATAGCATTGCCAGATTGCTTCAAAGAGCCTGCTGAAATGCGCCACATCAGTCGCCGTAATAAATCAGACCGCAAGCGCAATCGCGCAGATAGATGGAAATGATAGCAATGAGTAAAGAGCAGATTTTTAAATTATTAAAGTCAGCGGAAAATCCTAATGGTTTTGAGCTTTCGGATCTGCTTCATCAGATCCGGCAGGAGATTATCGCAGATGGGGTAATTACCGTTGATGCGGTAAGTCAATACGAAAGGATAACGCCTGCACAAGCCAGAGCGGATACCAATAGAGCACGCATCTTGTTTTGCCTTGAAATGGCGGAGTTGCATGCCTGCGGTGAGATGAATTTCTCATCGAGTATAAAAGCAAACAAAGAAAATAAAACCTTCAACTAATAAGGCGGATTTATGTGTAAAACAGCGAAGTTTACAGAGTTTGGTAGAAAACAACGAAGCGATATTTATGTTGTTATTAGTGAAATATCTCACTTTTATTCCCACAACAATCGCTTCAATGCCGGTACCGTAATTTCACTTAAGAATGGCTATCAGATAGTGGTAGACGAAAACATTGAAACAGTGCTCGATGCAATTGAGCAGGCGGCAGGAGATAACCGAAATGAGTAAAGTCAAAGGTCAACAATCAAATAAAACTTCAAGAGCAGAGTTGGCAAAAGAATTTTTGCAAAGAGCTGAAGCACTAGGAATAAAAGCTTCAATCAAAGGCGATTGGGTTGTTTGGAAACCAGTATTACCAGCTGAAATGCTTTTGGAAGTGCCACCAATTTCTAATGAGCTTTTTAAGTTGATCTCAACTTCGGAGATTAGTACGAATGGCTAAAGTAGCATCTTTCAAACCTTTCTATCATGGTGAAAACAGCTTTGTTGTTCTGGATAGAATCAAGCATTTTACTATGCATAGCAGCAATGGCTTCAATGGTACCAAGATTCACTTTGATGACGGTACCGAACTGTTAGTTGGTGAATGGCCTGAGGCTGTACGCGATGCAATCGAGCAGGCGGGGAAAGAGTAATGGCTTGCTCAAGAATAAGAGTTGATGGAGTTGGCATCGGTTGGATTTGTGGCGACTTCGATATACAGGATGTTCACATTGATAGCTGCAGTGAATGCGGGGATAACTTCCCTGCAGCAGAGTTCCTATGTGATTACCCAGTAGGAAACGATAAAACTTGCGATCGCAAACTATGCCGAAAATGCGCGAAAACAGTTGGCAAAGATATGCACTATTGCCCACAGCATCATAGTGAATGGAACGAGTATCAAAATAGTGGGCTTGGGCGAATTGAAGTGCTTAAAGCAATCGAGTCAGGCAAAAAGTTAACCGTGATCAAGTGAGGTATCTATGCAATGGCTAGATGGAGACATTATTAAAAAAGCAGTCAGTCAATACCCTTCTAATTTTATCCCTGCTGCGGCAAAGGAGTTTGTTTACGATGAGTGCGACGGTAATGATGTCACAGGTACAGTAAAGGGCTTTTATCTTGACGGTGTTTTCCACATTCAAGAGGTAGTGACTCATGTGTAAATGCGTGAAGTGCGGATCCAGTTCGATAGAATTTCAGTTTGTAGAAGATGGCACCAATTTAGGTACATGCAAAGAACAAGGAATGATGAGTGAGTTTATTCGCTATGTGGCAAGGGCATTTGACTACCAAATCGTTTGTAAAAAAGAGCATCTATTAAAAACATGCCGGTGCTGTAAATATGCGTGGCGTGAGCATACGTTAGATAACGCCACTGCCAATCAATCCTCGCCTGGTTATGATTGATGATAACCACCTACATCGCTGGTCCAATAAGCGGCAATGTCGAGGCTAATAAGCAGGCGTTCTTTAAAGCGGCCGATCAGCTGGCGGGAACTGGCAGAGTAGTGCTTCACTCTGCTGGTCTGCCGTTCGGCCTAACAGAACCACAGTACATGGATATCTGTTACGCCATGATCCGTGCTTGCAATGAGATTGTGATGTTGCCCGGTTGGCGCAGGTCTGCAGGCGCCACCGCCGAGTATTACTACGCCAAGAAGATAGGGCTTAAAATCGTGTTTGTCCCAACAGGAATAGACATTGAACGCGGTATGAGTTTAGTATCGTGAGAGCTAAAATCAGTTAAGTGATAAGTAAATAAATAAGGTTTTTTAGATGGAAACCATTTATCTAGTTAGACAGAAAGGTGTTTACTGGAAAGACGTTCTTGGCATATCAACAAGTGAAATAGAAGCTATTGATAAATGCAAAGCCATGGCATTACTTGATTCTGATTCTTACCATTTGTGGATTGTTAGTAAACATAAGATCGGTGAGTTCACTTCAGTTGACAGTAAAGGAGAAATTCAGGAACCATGCCGTTCTGAGGAAATTATATTTAGAACAGATCGTGACACTGAAATGAAGAACACTACCAAACCTGATCAATTCAGCTATACCTGATCAATTCAGCTATACGTGCCAAATTCAGCTATACCTGATCAATTCAGCTATACCTGATCAATTCAGCTATACGTGCCAAATTCAGCTATATGTGATCACTTCAGCTATATGTGATCAATTCAGCTATACGTGCCAAATTCAGCTATATGTGATCACTTCAGCTATATAGTTGAATTTCAAAAAAATCAATAGGTTAGATAAAAGTTTTTAATAAAAAAGCTTTCAATTAAACTGCTAAAAGATTAAATTTGTCAATAAAATAAATTGAAATTATCGAAAATGGCATGGATTGAGCGCGACTACACCGATCATTATTTTTACTCGCTGCATGTGCTGCGCTGCGTCGGCAGCGTGCAACACGGTCGCAACGCGGTAAAAGTGTGGCTGTGCCGCTGCATATGCGGCAATACGCTTGAAGTCGATCAAGGCTCACTTGTTAAAGGATTGGTGCCAGCGTGCAAAACCTGCCGCCGTGGGCCTTGTGTGATTTGCGGTGCACCAATCGTTAACGATCATTGGGGTGTTAAGCGCACAACATGCTCTGACAAATGCCAGCAAGAACAGTTAAAAGCTAAGCACAAGCGGCGTTATTATAAATTGATTGCGCTAAATCCTGATCACAACAGGCAGCGGCACAGCGCCAGGCGAGCCGCCGATCCTCTCTATGAGCAAAAACGCTATCAAATGCGGCTTAAAAGACTGCACGCGTTACCCGCTGAACAGCAACAACTCATCATCCAAAAGCAAAACGAATACAGCAATGTTTGGCGTTCTGCTTATGTTAAAAAGCTAAAAGAATCAGATTATAACGCTTATCTTGCTTATCGAAAAACACTCAACGCCTACTTTAGAAACTGGTACAAGAAAAATAAATTGAAAATAAATTTGACAGGTGCGATACAGGTGCGATATATTTAAATCGTTCTCAGGAACAACCCACTAACTAAGAGGCTCGCCACATCGGCAGGGCGAAAGTAAAAGGAACAAAATCATGAAAGCAGCATTACTTAACAGAAATGGCGCGGTAATTGGTGAAGTGTTTGAAGCTCCAGAGAAAGGAAACACAATTGAAATTGCTGGCGCATTTACTATAGATGGCAGCCCTGTAAATGTTAAAAAATTCAAAATCTCACGCAGTAAAGCAAACTTAGCCAAGGCTGTTTATGAACAACCTGTTTCAAAAGTTAATAGCAAATATGGTGAGATTTACACTTTCAGTTCTGTTGATGAAAGCGGTGAATATCAATACTAAAAAATCATTTATTAACTAAGATGCCCGCCGCTGAAAAGCGGCAGGGCGAAAGTAAAAGGAAAAATATAATGATCACTATCAAAACAAAATTGAACTCAGGCATTTATCAATCAGAAGGCGGTGGAGAAGTCCGCACTCATTACTCATTCAACACTAATCCCCGCAATCTGCTAAAGGCTTGCAAATTACTTGGCGAACACAAAAACAGCATGAAAAACGGCTATGGCAATATTGGTTGTGGTAGGAGTTGGCTTGAGGTTGACGATCAATGCATCCACGAGTTTGACATTAATACCGTTGTTCGCAACGACAAAGAGTTATCCGACCGCTTCACTCCCAAAAGCCTGATAAAAAGCGGAACTCAGAAAGCTACTGAGTTGCTAGAAGAAATCTCCGCTGGCGATTATGCAGAAAAATACAATTACTAATCTAACCTAGGCCGCAAGCGCGGCCTTTTAGGAGCTTTTATGCCAGTAAAAAAATCCGTGCGCTTAGTCGATGAGACTATCGTGGTTTGCAATAACCTCACACTATCAGGATCTGAAATCAACTGGTCCGGCTCTCTCAATGCCATGGCCGCACAATTTGCGCTGTTTATTGAGGACAACACGCCACAGCTAACAGAAAATGAATGGCTGGCGTTTTATTGCAGCCAAAATGGCTATATGCCGCATCCTGATCCAAAAGTTGAGGCAGACACGCTGCCGTGGCATATCAGCGAAGGCTATCAGTATGATTCCCAGATTACCGAGTTTCTCGGCTCAAAAGAAGCGGCGATTAACTTAATCGAGCGCATTAAAAGTTGGAGCACATCACAGCGCCTAGCCGTCATCTATAAAGCCCGTGCGTACTGGCGGCAACAGCCTGTTGATTTAAGCCAGGATGATCAGGAAGATTAAACAAAAGCCCTCGATTGAGGGCTTTTTAATTGCAAATACGGCAAGGTATAAAATGGAATATAAAAAACTATATATTTCAGCACATAAGCAATATCCAATCGAGCCAGAAATACTTGCTAGGTTGCATTGTGTTAGTTGCGATAAAGTCGAAAACTGGCTAGATCAGCAATGTGAAGATAGTCCAGATTTTTCAGCGATCTATGAGCTTCACATGCTAATCAGCAGGCTTGAATTGGCAATGCCTCACGATTTACTTAAATGTGTGCTTAGATCACAAAATCGCGTTGTTGAGCTTATTGAAAGTCTCGATAAAAACCCAATCACAAAAGAAAAGATCTCAAAGCAAAAGCGCACAAGAACGCGGCGAGCAGTTTACTACTACAACAAAAAGCCACTTTATTCTCGAGAAATAGCAAAGAAGCTTGGGCTTGATATATCGCATTCTACGATTATTGCAAAAATCAGAGCTGCCGGTTTAAAAGTTGGAGATGCTATTGATGATGTCGACTTCTCAAGAAAGCGAGCAGAAAATAAATCGAAAGCGGCTAGCTAATTGTTGGCTTAAAACTTTTACATCAACAAGCCCTCGATTGAGGGCTTTTTTGTCTCTGCCAACTGAAACAATCCATAAAATCGGTTTAACAGGATGATTTACCCAAGCATTAAGTTTTACTATCCTGCTATAACAATGCGGGTTATAGCATCTAAAGCCACCAGATAGGTGGCTTTTCTGTTTTTAGTACATGGATGTATAATTTTTCATGTTGGTGTCAGTAGCAGGATTTGAGGCGGATAAGGAAACTAAGTCGCATTGGAATGCCTGCCATTGCTATGCATGTCATATACCGTTGAGCGAATAGCTAAAGCGAGGTGTGTGATGTGGTTCGAATCCACCTAACGCCAACTACTTATTCAAGCCTCGGCCGTCGCCGGGGCTTTTTGTTTTGGGGTTTGTCATGCGCAATAAGGTATTAGTCACAGGACTGAGCTTATCAGCTGCTGCACTGATCACCTTGGTTTCATCTGAAGGGTTCTCGCCTGTTGCAGAGATCCCCGTTAAAGGTGATCGGCCTACATTTGGGTTTGGGTCCACCTATCATGCAGATGGACGACCAGTACAGCTAGGCGAAACCACCACCCCAATTAACGCACTTAAAATCGTTAAAGCACATATCGGTAAGGATGAGCAACGCTTTCGAGCAAGCCTTCCGAACGTGGAGCTCAACCAAGCATCTTACGATTTGTACATCGATTGGACGTACCAATACGGCATTGGCCGTTGGTTAGCCTCTCCGATGCGTGGCCATCTCATCCAAGGTGAATATAAACAATCATGTGATGCATTGCTGCTGCCTCAGTATCGCACCGTAGCTGGCTATGACTGTTCAACGCCTGGCAACAAGCGTTGCTATGGCGTGTGGCTGCGGGCGCAGCAGCGGCACCGCGACTGTCTCGAAGCTCTAAAGTGAAACCGTAAAAATCATTGAAAATTCAGCACCTTATGCTTTGGTGGGAGGGGCGGGTAAAAACTTCAGGGTTTTTGCCTAACTGACCGTGCGCCTCCCTTTTTATGCAAAACCGCGAAATGAGACCTTTTTTCTGGCGAATTTAGGCGTTAAAAATGCTCTCGACAATATCAAGTAAAATCATTGCCTTACTTATCGTTTTGTTGATTGTTTTGATAGGCGCATTCAGTGCTTTTTTTGTGATCAATAAGGGCCAAATAGCGCTATTAAATGCAAATTTGGATAAATCGGAGCTGGCCCGTTCCGAGCTGCAAAAAAATTTATCCTCGGTCACTTCATCACTTGAGTCTGCAGAAAAAGACAAACAAACCTTGCTAGGCAATCTTGCATTGCTGGCAAAGGCCTTGAGCGATCGTGAACGGTCACGAAACGAGATTAAGCGCGAGTTCGAGCAATCCACCAAAGAGTTAACTCAGGTATTCGAAAGGTCCAGCGATGAAAAAACACTTACTTGGGGCGCTACTGATATCCCTGATGCTGTTAACAGCGTGCTCGAGCAGTCCGCCAGATGTGCGAACCGTTACCGTAACCAAGATTCAGTATGTTTTTCCGCCCAAGGAACTTATCAGCCAGTGCATCGTTCCGCCGTATTCCAGCAAGAAAAACCAAGATCTTTCTGAATACACCAACTCGTTGATTCAAGTCATTTCTCTGTGCGACCTCGATTGGTTGTCACTAGAGAATTGGATTAACGAGCAAAAGTCGAAACTGTCTACCGAGTGATCGGAGGCTAACAATGAATATCAAACCCTTGGCGCCAATTATGGATAAAGCAACGACAACTGGGAGCTATATCGCTTCAATCTCTACGGCAATTGGCGGTTTTCTATCACTAGATAAGATTGCGTTATTGCTCGGTATCGCATCAACAATCGTTTTATTCGTTGTTCAATATCGCCTCTCAAGAGAAAAGAAACGGCAAAACCGCGAATTTCACGAAGCCAGAATGGCCGCGATAAAAGCTGGCAACCTAAACGTAATCAATATGGACGATAGCAATGAATAAAGTCGTGGTTATCTTCAATGGCGCCATCGTTTCAGTGCTAGCTGTCGAGTCAGATATTGGCAATGGTCAAACAAAATTAGTGCCACTGGTGCCTGCTGATTGGGTTGAGGTAACCGCATTAAACGCGGCATACCCAACATTTCAGGGTAAAACCAAGCCACCAGTTATTAAGCAAAACAAGCAAGATGATTTAATCGAGCATCTTCAGGCGCTAACGTTAGCAATGACAGCCCAAACAGACGCCATTACCGCCCAAACCAATGCAATTAGCCAACTGGTTAACAGTAATCTGGATATTGTCGATCAGATGATGGCTACCGAAGACGAAGAACAAGATGGATCTTCAATCTATCTGGACGGCTCCGGTGAACTATGAGCCAACCCAGCTGGCGCGATGACAAACGCAAAACCGCCGAACGTGGTTACGGTGGACGCTGGCAAAAAGCCCGTGAAACCTTCTTAAAGCGCAATCCGCTGTGCTGCTTCTGCGAGCAAAAAGGCATTATCACCGCCGCAACAGTAGTTGACCACAAAACGCCGCACAAAGGCGACCAAGCCCTATTTTGGGACACCAACAACTGGCAACCGCTGTGCAAGCATTGCCACGATAGCACCAAAAAAATAATGGAGAGCAGAGGGGTGATGCCTGGCGCAGACGAAAGCGGCAAGCCGATAGACCCAAATCACCATTGGAACAGATAGTGAGGTAAACGTGGCAGTAGGACGAAAAACCACGCCAACCGCGCTCAAGCTCGTTACAGGCAATCCCGGCAAAAGGCCGCTCAACAAAAAAGAGCCAAAGCTAGAAGCGGGGATCCCGCGAATGCCGGCTTATCTCAGCCCAAGAGCAAAAGCAGCATGGAAAAAGCTAACAAAACTGCTTAAAGACATGGGCGTGCTCACGCTGGCCGATGGCATGGCGCTTGAGCGGTTATGCGACGTCTACTCAGAAATCCTCGACCTGAGGGACGAAATAAAACAAAACGGCCGAACTTACCAAAGCATCAAAATCATCGGCGAAAATATCGATGAAGATACCCGCGAAGTCACCCAAGTCGAGCAAATGCTAATGAAGGCAAACCCAGCCGTGCAAATGTTGGCCGATGCCGACAGGCGATTTAAGGCCTATCTCGTAGAATTTGGGCTAACTCCATCGGCCCGTAGCAAAGTACAGGTAACTGATGGCGACAAGAAAAAAGACGAGCTCGACGAATTCTTCGGATAACGCAGAAGATCGCGTCACTCGTTGGGCAAAACAAGTTGCATCAGGGGAGTTCCTCGCTGGCCCCGATATCCGCAACGCCTGTAAGCGGCATTTAAAAGACTTAGAAACAGGCCACGAACGTGGTCTTTTTTTTGACTTAGCCTCAGCCAACCGCGCAATCAGCTTTTTCCCAAAAGTATTGCGCTTAAGTGGTGGTGATCACGAAGGCAAGCCATTCAATCTGCTCGACTGGCAAGCATTTATTGTCGGCTCTCTCTTTGGCTGGAAGGATGCAGACGGGACCCGCCGTTTTCGCATGTGCTATGTCGAAAGTGGCAAAGGCTCTGGTAAATCCCCTTTGGCAGGCGGAATCGGGCTTTATGGTTTAGTGGCAGATGGTGAGGCCTCCGCCGAAATTTATGCAGCCGCGACCAAAAAAGATCAGGCAATGGTGTTGTTCCGCGACGCGGTTTCCATGGTCAACCAATCGCCGCAGTTAAGCTCAAGATTAAAAAAATCGGGTACCGGGCAAAGCGTTTGGAACCTTGCCTATCTCGCTAAAAACTCATTTTTTAGACCAATCAGCTCCGACAACGGCCAATCAGGGCCGCGTCCGCACATGGCGCTGATTGACGAAGTACACGAACACAAAAACAACAACGTCGTTGAAATGATGCGTGCGGGCACCAAAGGCCGCAAGCAAGCGTTGATCTTCATGATCACCAACTCAGGCCACGACCGCACCAGCGTTTGTTACTCGTACCACGAATACGGCAAAGCCATTTGTGCTGGTACCAAAGAAGATGATTCCTTCTTCGCCTTTATCTGTTCGCTCGATGAAGGTGACGACCCGATTAATGACGAAAGTTGCTGGCAAAAAGCCAACCCATCACTTGGGCACACATTCACGCATAAATACCTGCGTGAACAGGTCACCCAAGCCAAGGGTATGCCAGCCAAAGAGAGCATTGTTCGCCGCTTAAACTTCTGCCAATGGGTAGATAGTGCCTCGCCTTGGCTATCCGCCGACACATGGATGGATTGCGAAGATGATTTTGATATCACTGAGCTCTACGGCGAAGAATGCTTCGGCGGGCTCGACTTATCTGGTACCCGCGACTTAACCGCCTTAGCGCTTTACTTCCCGCGAGTAAAAACGCTGTTAGTAGACTTTTGGACACCCAAAGACACGCTACTGGATCGCGAGCGCACCGATAACGTGCCGTACTCGGCATGGCTCAGGCAAGGTTTTATCCATGCGCCACCAGGTCACGCAGTGGACTACAGCTTTGTGGCCGAACGCGTTGCAGAGCTATCTGCACTGTTCGAGATAAAAAGCATCGGCTTTGACCAATACCGGATCCACTACCTCGAGCCAGAACTCGCCGAGGCAAACGTATTTATCCCACTGGTTAAACACGGGCAAGGTTATTACAAAGCATCAGAGTCAAACCTCTGGATGCCGCGCTCAATTGAACTATTCGAAAAGCTGATCACCAGCAAAGAGATCAGGATCAAAACCAATCCATGCCTAAGGTGGAACGCCGCAAGCGCCGTGCTTGAGGCCGACGCCAAAGACAACCGAATTTTTACCAAGAAAAAATCCACAGGTCGTATCGACGGCGTAGTCGCCGCCGCCATGGCCGTGGGAACGGCATTAGAGTCTGATGGCGTCGATGATACCGAAGATTGGCTAGCAGCAATTAAGGACCCAATTTACTAATGAATACACCACTTGCTCTATTCATCTTTCTTGCACTTACAGGTTCTTTAATGGCTGTAGCTGGCGTTTATATCCTGTTTGGACTAGGTTGGTCGCTGTTATCTGGTTCGATTCTATCGTTTGCAGGCGCTTCATTTTTACGTAAAGGAATGACAGCGTGAAACAATCAAAATCACTTGCTTTGGTCATTGCCAAAGCCGCAAGTCAGCCATTTGCGTCACTCGACAGCTTTATGGGTAAAACCTTAAGGCTAACGGACGGTGATTTTTGGGCACAACTAATGGCGACGTCTAAAAGCGGCAAAACTGTCAATGTAAATACAGCTATGCAATTGGCTGCAGTATGGGCCTGTGTTCGCCGTATTTCAGAAACTGTTGCCATGCTGCCACTAGGCTTATACGAGCGCCAAAGTGATGGTGGACGAATCCAAGTTCAAAACAGCCTTTCTACTGTATTGAGCATTAAGCCCAATGCAGATATGACGGCCATGCAGTTTTGGGAAGCAGTGCTCGCATCATTGCTACTTAAGGGCAATGCGTTTATTGAGATCCACCGATCAGGTGGTGAGATTATCGCACTCGATTTTCTTATGCCACATCGCATGGATATCGACTTAGATGATAGCGGCAGCTTGATCTACTGGTACACGCCAAGAAACGGATCCCGCCGTCAAATCAAAAAGCAAAACATGATGCACATTCCTGCATTCTCGTTAGATGGTTTGATTGGTTTGTCCACCATCTCTTACGGTGCGAATGTGTTTGGTGGTGCTATGTCGGCCGAGGATGTAAGCGCAAGTACCTTTAAAAACGGCATGACAAAAACGGTCGCTTTCAAAGTTGATCGGGTTTTAAAGCCAGAACAGCGCGCAGAATTTCGTGAATATGTAAAAACGATTACTGGCGCAATGAACGCTGGTAAATCGCCTGTGCTTGAGCAAGGCATTACCCCTGAGTTAATCGGCATTAACCCAATTGATGCGCAGTTACTCGAGTCACGAAACTACAGCGTAGAAGAGATTTGCCGTTGGTTTTTGGTTGATCCGTCACTCATAGGCTTTGGCGGAAAAGACAGCAATTGGGGAACTGGATTAGAGCAAAAGATGATTGGCTTTGTCACCTTGACGCTATCGTCTTGGATCCGCCGCATCGAGCAATCAATCTCTATTAATCTGCTCACGCCAGCCCAGCGCCAAACTCAGTACGCACAATATAACCTTGAGGCGTTACTGCGGGGCGATAGCGCTTCACGCGCAGAGTTCTACAGCAAAATGACTCAAAACGGCATCTACACCCGTGATGATTGCCGGGTTAAAGAAAACTTACCGCGCCGTGGTGGTAATGCCGATGTGTTAACTGTTCAAACCAACCTTGCACCAATCGATCAACTTGGTACGCAATCAGAATCTGCAAAAGTCCAAGCCGTACTAAACAACTGGCTTAATCAAGATAACTAGGGGTAAACCATGCCATTTCCAAAAAGCTTCTCGCAGAGCGGAGTGCGCTGCGATATTTCTCCGCGCGCGCAAGAGCTGTGGAACCCAGCTATTAAAGCCGCAGTAGAAAACACCGAATCAACCATTACTGTTTACGGCATCATTGGCGAAGATTGGTACGGCGAAGGCGTCACGCTAAAGCGTATCGATGCAGCTTTACGCAGCATAGGTAATGAAAAAGACGTCACTGTTTATATCAATTCCCCAGGCGGCGATATGTTCGAAGGTATCGCTATCTATAACCGTCTGCGCGAACACAAAGGCAAAGTCACCACTAAAGTACTTGGCCTTGCAGCCTCCGCGGCATCAGTCATTTATATGGCCGGTGAGGATGATGCGAGATTTGTTGCTAGCTCTGCCTTTCTGATGATCCACAACTGCTGGGTATTTGCCATTGGTAACCGCCACGCCCTACGTAACATCGCCGACGATATGGAAGAGTTTGATGCGGCCATGGTGGACTTGTACGTAGAGGGTTGCGGCCAAAGTGAAAAAACCATTGCCACTATGATGGATGAAGAAACCTTTATCCGTGGCAAAAAAGCCGTAGAGCTTGGTTTTGCTGCTGACACGTTATCAGCCGATGAAATTGGTGAAGCCACCGAAAACACTAACGCTAACTCACTGCGTAAAGTGGATGCGGCCATGGCAAAGGCTGGCGTACCGCGCAGCGAGCGCCGTCAACTACTTCAAGATTTAAAGTCCAGTACGCCGAGCGCTGCTGGCGGCATCACGCTAAATGCTGATGTGTCCGATACGCAAAACGCTATCGCCCCCGATCTAACCGCGCTAATCAACGCATCAAAAATCATTTTATCTAAATAACTGGAGGCGACTATGCCAAACCCAAATTTTGAAAAGCAAGTAGAAGAATTAGGTGCCAATCTAACCAAGATTGGTGATCAAATTAAAGCCGCTGCAGAAGAAACCAACAAGCAGATCAAGGCTTCTGGTGAAATGCATGCCGAAACCCGTGATAAAGTCGATAAGCTGCTTTTAGAGCAAGGCTCTATGCAAGCTCGCCTGCAAGAAGCAGAGCAAAAGCTGCTAAAAGGTGCTCAAAGTAACCAACAAGAGCAAGAACAGTCAATCGGTGAGCGTGTGGTTAACGACAAGGAAATGGAAGGCGTTAACAGCTCATTCCGTGGCAGTCGCCGTGTGCAAATGCCACGTTCAGCAATCACTTCAGCAACGGGTTCTGGCGGAGGTTTAGTTCGTCCAGATCGTATGGCTGGTATTGTTGCAGGGCCAGAGCGTCGTTTAACCATTCGTGACCTAATTGCACCTGGCCAAACCGACAGCAACAGCATCGAATACGTTAAAGAAACTGGCTTTACCAATAATGCTGCTCCAACGGCTGAAAACACTCAAAAACCATATTCAGAGATCACCTTTGGGTTAGTGAGTGCTGCTGTACGCACCATTCCACACTTATTCAAAGCAAGCCGCCAAATTTTGGACGATGCAAAGCAATTGCAGAGCTATATCGATGCCCGTGCGCGTTACGGTTTAATGCTTGCTGAAGAAACTCAACTTCTTTACGGCAATAACACTGGTGCTAACCTGCACGGAATTATTCCTCAGGCAAGCACTTACGCAAAACCAACAGGCGCAACGGTAGATACTGAGCAGCATATTGACCGCATCCGTTTAGCGTTATTGCAAGCGGCATTAGCCGAATATGCCGCTGATGGTATCGTTCTCAATCCAATTGACTGGGCGGTGATCGAAATGCTTAAGGATAGCAATAAAGGTTACTTGATCGGTAAGCCTCAAGGCCAAACTAGCCCAACATTGTGGAACCGCCCAGTGGTTGAAACCCAATCCATTGTTCAAAACGAGTTCTTAGTCGGCGCCTTCCAAATGGGTGCGCAGATCTACGACCGTAGCGAAATTGAAGTCTTAATCTCTACCGAGAACGATAAAGACTTTGAACTTAACATGGTAACCATCCGGGCTGAAGAGCGTTTAGCGCTCGCTGTATACCGTCCGGAAGCCTTTGTCACTGGCGACTTTACTTTCGCTTAAATCAGTTAACTGATAACTAAAGCACTAAAGGCCGAATTTCGGCCTTTAGTTTTAGTGGCATAAACTCTTGGAGAATTACCATGGCTAAAATACTCGCCATTGCACTCAAATCTTTTTACTTGGACACCGAAGTAAAAACCACTTCATCAAAACCTTTTGAAGTAGATGAACATCTCTTTAACGAGCTAAAACACAATGGTTTGGTTGCCCGTGCACCAGAAAAAGCAACCGGAGCAGACGCTAAGGCCGCAGCTGAAGCCAAGGAAAAAGAAGAAGCGGATGCTAAGGCTGCTGCCTCCAAAAAAGCCAAAGCGTAATCAGTATTACAGGAGTCCTCTGTGAGTATCATCACCCTAGAACAAGCAAAGCAAAATCTAAATGTGTTTCACGATGAAGATGATGCAAGTTTGCAGCTGCTGCTTGATGGGGCAGAGGACGAAGCAAGCCAATATTTGGGAATGGAATCCCTAAGCGCTTTGCTTGATGAATCAACGGGCAAACTACCTGCAAGCGTCATCACTGGCGTAATGATATTGCTGCAATCGAGTTATCAAGCGTCACCTGATGACGCGCTTAAACTGCGCAATGCCGCTGAAATCAAGTTAACACCTTATCGTATTGGCTGGGGAATTTAATGCTCGCCTATCGTTTACGTCATCGAATCCACCTGCAACAGCCAGTAAAGCAGCAGGATCCGCTCACAGGTGCAGTTTCAATATCGTGGCAAACCCTCACCTTAGGTACTAAGCCGCTTGATAAGGTTGCCGCCGAGGTATTAACAGGGGCTGGGCGTGAATTTTATGCAGCAGATGCAAAACAAGCTGAAACCAGCGCCAGAATCAACCTTAGATGGTTTCCAATTGATCTCAGCTTGTTTTACCAATGCCGAATTTTATGGGACGGCAGAACTTACGATATTCACTCGATAGAAACAGACTTAACAGGCCGTCAAGAGTGGCGCTTACGCTGCAAAGATGGCGTGAATCAGGGCATTTAACCATGAACCAACCTCACATTTTCACCATTGAAAATACCAGTGAAATGGGTAAACCAGTTGAGGTGTTTTTAAACGGTAAAAAAGTGGAACACTGTATTTATGCCGATACCAAAAAGGGCAAGGTGGTGTTTTGTCCGCAACCACTTAAAGTCCACAAACATAAAAAGAAAGTGATCTGCAAAACGCGTTATGGACAAGTCACGGTTGAGTACCTAAACAGCCAAAACAAAGTAGGTTAACCATGGCAACCTCAGATTTCAGTATTGTTGGCTTAAAAGAAGTCAAAGCCAAAATGAACAAGGTTAGCCAAACCGTGATTGATACAGGCACACGAACAGCGCTTCGCAAAGCCGCTGGCATTGTTAAAAAAGCGGCGCAACAAAACGCGCTGGCAGTGGATGACCCAAAAACAGGGCGCAGGATCCGCGACAACATCACCCTGCAGTTTGCTAGCCGACTATTTCAACGCAATGGGGTGATTATGTATCGCGTTGGTGTAGCAACCAATCGCGGCCGTATTCCAACGCCAAATGCCGACGAAGGCGCACGCGGCAATACTCCACACTGGCATTTAGTGGAGTTCGGTACCGAACGCGCCCAAGCACGGCCATTTATGCGCCCAGCGTTGGCTAACAATATCAACCAAGTGATAAACAGCTTTACCTTTGAATTTGATAAAGAACTCGATAAGGCACTTTCATGAGCACCGCGCCTATTTTTGTGGTTTGCAGTAATAGCCCAGAGGTCACCGCGCTGCTGGGCACTAACCCAGTAAGGCTTTATCCGTTTGGGAAAGCACAACAAAACGAGCCAAAGCCCTATGCCGTTTGGCAAGTGATCGGCGGTAGCCCTGAAAACTATTTAGCCGGCAGGCCAGATACCGATGCATTTACTTTGCAGGTCGATGTATACGCCGACTCAGGCGCCACAGCCTCAGCAGTGGGTGATGCGATTCGCCACGCAATCGAACTGGATGCCTACACCACCAATTACAACGGTGATGACCGAGACAAAGAAACCGGCAATTACCGCCATAGTTTTGATATTGATTGGCTAGTCACTCGTTAGCCGTAAAACCCACAACGCAACTTAAAACCAAAAGCCTCTGCACCTGCAGGGGCTTTTTTGTATCTGCCGCAAGGCTATTGTTAGGAGCAACAACATGAGTATGAAAACGCAGGGCACCCAGCTCTATGCAATCGATCCGGCAGATGATTCCCTTTTAGGTGTCATCGCGGTGACCTCCATTGACGGTATCGACAGCCCAGTCGACCCCATCGAAACCACCCCATTAGAAGCCATGGCCCGTGAGTTTGTGGCAGGATTAAAGTCGCCTGGTGCCGCAACATTTGGTATCAACATTGACCCACGTATCCCAAGCCATCTTCGCCTGCATCAAATTAAAACAGCAGGTACTACCATTAAATGGGCTATTGGTTTTAGCGATGCTGTGGGCACAGCTCCAACGGTTGCAACTAAAAACTTTACCTTGCCAACTACCCGCACATGGATCACTTTTGAAGGCTTTATGACTGCCTACCCATTTACTTTTGCGCAAAACGATGTGGTTAAAAGTACTATCGGCATCCAAGTCTCTGGCGATCCTGTTTTGGTTCCTGCAGTACCAACACCTTAATAGCACTAAAACAAATAGCCCACTGCTTAGGTGGGCTTTTGCTTTGTCATTTTAATTAACTTAATCCTAAGGAATAATCATGGAATTAAGTGTTGCAAGCCTTATTCAGTCGGGTTCCTATTCTCCCGCAAAGCCAGAACGCCGCGAAATTTCGTGGATAAATCCAGCAGGTGACACCTGTAAAGCCACCGTTTTCATCCGTAAAAAGTCATTCGCTACCGCCAATATAGAAGCCAACAATTACAACAATGGAGTCGATTCGCTCACGTCTCGCATTGTTTCAAGTGTTGTCGATGAGCAGGGCAAACCCCTGTTTGAGATTGACGACATTCTTGGCAATGAGGCTCACGGGCCCATTTGCGATTCATTAGGCATGGCGTTAATTGGCGCCATTAACGAGGTTAACGGTATTGGGTTAAAGCCAGACCCAAAAACCTTACCGCCGACCACGAATTCTGGCACGAGCTCGTGCTCGCAGGAGTCGGCGGACGAACCATCGAAGAAGCCCAGCAAAACCTCACGCATCGAGAAGTTATCGACTGGATCGCCTACCGAGCAAAGTTCGGCCCATTAAGCATTCAAGCGCGGCAAGAGCGCATTGCCGCAGCACAAATGCATCACATCAACACCATTCACGGCGGCAAAGCTAAGTTTGAAGATTTTATGCTATTCAGCCAGTTAGACGAGGCCGAGCAGCCAGAAGCCACCGTTGACGATGTATTAATGCTGCTCAAAGCCAGCGCGATTAAAAAGCAAACCGATTAACAGCAATAAGGCCAAGGACGGCCACCAAACGCCCTTAAACTAAGTAGGAAATCCCATGACAACTAAGTCCCTTGGCAACTTAACATTAAATGTGATTGCTCAAACGGGCAGTTTTGAAGAGGGAATGGATCGTGCCGAGCGTAAAACTTTAGCTCTTAATAATACAATGGCTAAAATGGTAAGGCAGATTGATCCATTAGTTTCCCAGTTTGCTAGTTTAAATGAACAGCAACGCCGCCTTTCGGAACTTAATAGCAAGGGTGTATTTGGTGGAAGAGAGTTTGAAATACTATCAGCGCGACTGGATAGCGCTAAAAATTCAGCCTACGAAGCAAACTCAGCTTTCGCAGATCAGTACAAGCAGATAAACCGAGTCGTCAGCCAGCTAGATCCTGCCATCGCAAAATATGCCGAATTAGACAACATGCAAGCTAGGTTATCTGAAGGTGTAAAGATAGGCCTTGTGAGCCCTGCTGACTATGATACCTACAGCAAAAAAATTGCGCAGATGCGCAATGAAGTAGGTAAAGCTGGGGTTGAGTACGACAAAACAGGCAAGTCAGCAAAGGAACTGGCGTTTGCGACTCGCGGCCTACCAGCCCAGTTCACCGATATCGCGGTATCGCTGCAAGCAGGGCAAAACCCGCTAACGGTATTCTTGCAGCAAGGCGGTCAGCTTAAGGATATGTTTGGCGGCATTAACCCTGCAATTAGAGCAATGGGCAGTTACGTTGCCGGACTAGTTAATCCTTTCTCAGTTGGCGCGGCAGCGGCTGGTGTAATCGCGCTAGCCTATTATCAAGGCAGCGTAGAAGCCGATAGGCTACGCAATGCGCTGATATTAACGGGTAACTCAGCGGGTACCACCTCTGACCAATTAATGGACGCCGCCAAGCGCATTGATACCATTAGCGGCACTCAACGCCAAGCCGCCGCAGCACTGGCCGAGGTCGCCAAGACAGGTAAATTCTTTGGCGACCAAATTGAGTTAGTCGGCCTTGCCGCCATTAAAATGGAAAATGTTACTGGCAAAGCAATGAGTGAAACCATTGCGGAATTTGTCAAGCTCGCCGATGACCCGGTAAAAGCCGCAGAAGAACTCAATAAAAAATATAACTTCCTTACTGGTGCGGTTTATGAGCAAGCCGCAGCGCTTAAAGAAGCAGGTAAATCAAATGAGGCCGCTGAGCTCGTTTTTAAAGCATATAGCGATGCTATTGATGACCGCACAAGCGATATCACTGAAAATCTTGGTTATATTGAGCAAGCATGGAAGGCGGTAAAAGAGATATCCGCAGAGGCTTGGGACGCAGCAGCAGGCATTGGTAGACGTGAAACGATTGCCGATCAAATTGCTAAAGCCAAAGCAGAACTCAGCGGGCTAACAGGATCAACTCAGCTAAAAGTCGATATTTTAGCTAACACTAGCGGACTTAACACAGGCGCTATTCCTGACGCTTACAAACCAAACCTTGATGCCGCTAAAAAACAGGCTGAAATGCTTAAGCGCCGTATTGAAGATTTAGAGCTACAGCAGCAAGTACTCAGCGATATTGCCGAAGAAGAGGCTGAACGCGCCAAGATAAGTAAAGACTCAATTGCCGCCCAGCGAGAAAATGCCAAATTAACGGAAGAAACCCTCACCAACGAGCAAAAGCGCACCAAGGCGATAAAGGAATACAAAGACAATATTGAAAAAATACGCAAGGACAATCCCAATAGCGCCTTGCTGGATCCAGATACAATTAAACGTGATCTGGCCTCGATAGAGAAAAAGTTCAAAGACACAGCAAAAGCCGCATTTAAAGATGATGCCGCAACAAGCTACCTTATGCGCTTGCGCGAAACCCAAGCAAGCTTACAGGGCCAGTTAGACAGCAACACTAAACTCACGCAAGCCCAAAAAGAGCTATTGCAGTTTGAGCAGCAAATCGCTGATTTGAAATCAAAAGACATTCTCACAGCAGATCAAAAAAGCTATCTAGCAAAAGAGGAGCAGCTCCGCGCCGAAAACCAGATGAATGTTGCACTGGCGGAGCAAATCAAGTTGCGCGATCAAGCCTTACGCCAACAAAGCTATAGCGCCAACCTTGCCGCCAACTTGGCCGCAGAACAACAACGCAATGCCGATAAACTTGCCACCTTTGGCCTTGGTGACAAAGCACAGCAACGCCTAGGTGATCGCCAAGGCATTGAGCGCGAGATAGAAAGTGCCAAGGGAAAAGCATTATCCGACAACCTTGCTGGCAGAACGACTGATGAAGAGTATCAGCAACAGTTATTGATGCTAAAAGATCATCAAGCAAAACTGCTTGACGAAAAAAATGCGTATTACATCGCTCTCGATGCCAAACAAGCCGACTGGACAAATGGTGCCCGTTCATCAATGGAGAATTACATTGATGCCGCCGCCGATATGGCAGGGCAGACAGAGCGGTTAATGGATAACGCTTTTGGTGGTATGACCGATGCGCTAACCGACTTTGTCACCTCAGGTAAGGCCGACTTTGCGGAGCTAACCAAGTCTATCTTGGCTGATCTTGCCAAAATTGCTATGCAAAAAGCCATTGCTGGCTTTATTGGCAGCATGTTTGGGTTTGCAGATGGTGGGGTTGTTGGAGGTAGTAGCGCATCCGATTACACCGGAGACGCTTATCAAAAATGGATTAAAAACGGTAAATCATCAGGCGGATACACTGGCGCGGGTGGTAAGTATGAGCCTGCTGGAATTGTACATAAAGGCGAAGTGGTTTGGTCACAACAAGATATCGCCCGTGCGGGTGGTGTGGCCACGGTCGAAGCCATGCGCAAAGGCCACAAAGGTTATGCGGACGGCGGAGTAGTTGGCGGCGCTGCTTATAACGGCGTTCCTGCTGCCGCAATGGCTGGAACAAGTCCTAACGTCATCATCAATCAGCAAATTATTGTGCCAGAAAGTAATAGCAATAACGGGGCTAACAATACAAATATGAACGAGGTTATTAAGGCTTATGCGGAGTCATCTAAGCAAGGTACTAAAACACAAATCGCGCTAGAACTTAGACCGGGCGGAATGATTTGGCGAGCAATGAAGGGGGGGTATTAAGGTGTATCAATACAACAAAGAGGTATTAATTACCTTGCTAAGTGATTCCGCTATTCAGTTTTTCTTTAATGATGTCACGCCTGATACAACTGCAATAGAAATTCGGGAGAGAGTGAGAGCGTTTTCTGAGGTTTTAGCGGGAATTTTGGTCACTGTTTCTGCCGATGGTGATTACCGCATGGATATAGCCAAGCAGCTAAACGCCAAAACGCAGCAAGTTACCGCTGATATGGAAGCCATGATGATTGAATCTTTGCAGCCAAATGGGTTTATTTGGCAGAAAATTCAAAAAATGAAAGGCTTATAAATAATGCCGCAAACATTCACATGGGCACCAGACAACGGCGCCACAGGCGATACCCAATATCGTACTCGCACCGCTCAGTTTGGTGATGGCTACCGCCAATCAGTAGGCGATGGCATTAACAGCAAGGTGCAAAGCTGGCCGCTGACGTTTACCAAAAACAAAGCCACCGCCGAGGCGATCGTCGCCTTTTTTGACGAACACCAAGGCGCTAAGTCATTTATCTGGACACCACCCCTTGGCACCGCATCGCTATGGCAAGTTAAACAGGTAACCAATACCCCATTAGGCGGCGGTATGTATCGCATCGCCGCCACTTTTGAACAAGCATTTCATCCTTAATTAGGGCGCAATCCGATGGCATTTGAAACAATTAATCTAGGCACCCAGCCAGCTGGCACGGGTGGCGATACCGCTCGATCAGCATTTGAAAAAACCAACCGCAACTTTTTGGCCGCCGAAGTACTTTCCGCCGCCATGTCACAAGCGCAGTTTGAAGCGATTCGGGCGCAGAATAATGAAGAATTTGCAGCCAGTGGCTTTGTGCATTTTGGTAAGCATTGGTCTGGGCAACAAAGCATCAATGAGGGTTTATACCCGTACACTACTGATTCGGCATTCAGTAATATCTTGTTCATGGGCAGAAATGCGACAACAGCAGGTTTATCTAAAACAAATAGTCCAGTTCTTAATATTGCTGGCGTGCTGTTCTATCTCCAAAACATAAACACATTTAACACCTCTGCTGACAATAAGATTAAGTTCCCACAAGCACCTGACGGTAAAAACACCTATAACAAATCATCTGGTGTTATTACAACTCACGCCACTGTGACCGCTGCATTCAATGCTCAAGCAGCAGACCCGACAAATGTTGAAGTTGTAACTGATCGTGTTGATATGTGGGGCTTTGAGGCTTGGCTAGAGGAAGTTAATACAACAAACCCGTATATCTATCCAAATGGTTTGATTCAGTCGCAAGCCACAACAATGGACGGGATTGCTACCTCTGCCAGTGCTAGACCAGTAACCTATTATGCCGTATTCGATGGTGATACTGGTTCAAAAGGTAAGGGGCTAAACTATTTTGCTTTGAGTGATGCTAATAAAAAGAAAGTATTAGCTAATTATAAGAACAATTTGTACTACCTAGACGATGGCCGATTAGTGCAATGGCGTTTACGCCAAAGAACTGTTGCAGGTGCAGGTAATGGTGATTGGGGTAATGTTGACTGTGTAACTGATGTGGAAATTAGATTCACAACTGCTTCAATGGTTAGAGCACAAGGGTTTGCCGATGTAGTTACTACATTCGTAAATGGCACTGATTCGAATAGGTTTACTTCTTCTAGGATTCAATTAGGTTCTAGGGAAGAGATTGGTTTATTTGTAAATAGAGCGCCTTCTGCTTTAGTTTCAGTAAGTGGAGAGTGTTATTTTCTTGCATGTGGGACTGTTAGCCGCTTAAACCAAGGGGCTTACCATCCTAGTTTTAACCCTAGCGGTACTGCTTATGTATTGCATAACACCAGCCCTTCCAGTCTCGCTTTCTATTGGTATAACTGTCATGCTGGATGGTTAGCCAGCAAGAGTGACTGTTTCACAAAAGCATCAACTAGACCGTTATATGGCGGAGCTATTGGAGGGTTTTCCCATCATCCAACTGGGAAATTTTTTGATGCAATCTACGCAGATGGACAAGGCGGTGTCTGTCGTGATATGCGTTATTCGGCTTATGGTGTGGATAGTGTTGATTTTGCAGAAGCTGACCAGAAAGTTAAGAATGGTACTTATCGTGGGTTTGAATTACTGAAACTCACAAGAGTATTTAATTCATCTTCTGCTGCAACCGCTGCTGGGTATACCGTGCAGGACAGTAGCAATGCTACCGCTGTAGTGGCAACAAAACTATTCAATGTATCTGTAGGAGGTTCATTCCTGCAAACCGATGTTATTGGAAATCCTGCCAATATTCTTGCAACGCCACAATTAGCGAATGGTTGGCAAGGCAGTTGGATTCAAGAAATTCCAGATGGTCTAAAAGATTATTTTACTTTTGCTAGGAAGTATGTGGGTTCAGGGGTAGACATTACCAGAACCTACACATTGAATAATGGAGATAGTTGGACAAGTGGTGTAATTCTTTTGACCAACATACCTTTGAATCAATCTCAATTTGAAAACATGCCCTCTAATCAGGTCACTTTATATCAATATAGAGCCTTCGCTAAACAAACAGAGAATGCTGTTAATGATGTTGTTTATGGTGGTGATGCAAGTGTTGGTAAAGTTTATGCCACCTCTAATTATCAAGAGCACGGTAATCTTCTAGGTGAATCACTTATTGGGCGTGTACTGACTAACAACTCAGATGTGAGGATTAACACACTCAGTCTTAATACTTGCGCGCTTCAAAACTCAAAAGATGTTAACAACTTTGGTAAGCTATCAAGTGCTGAGGTTTTTGGTGGAATATCTCATAAAACTCTATCATTGGCATCACCAGCAAATAATTCACCTGCATTTAAAGTCCTTAATTACAACGTCAATATAAACAAGCAAGCGTTTATCCAATACGCCTACACTGAGCTAAAACACAATGGCACCAACTGGGGAGACGACAGTAAAATCACTATTGTCGATAACCAAGCCACCAAGACCGACTTAAACGGCAATACCGTTTTAGTGGGTACCGCCAGACTCAAAGAGCCAATTGGCTGGATTAAGAACAAGGTTTAACTATGGACTTAAGTATGTTTTACGAACTCGATAAGTCGGGTTCGCCAGTGCTAGATGAACACCAACATCCAGTAATACGCCATCGGCCAGAGTCAAAAGCTCTGGCCGATGTGCTTTTAGTCACTCGCCTACATGCTGCTAATCCCGCAATGCACTATGTCATCGATAAGTTTATCGAGTTATACGCTGTCACGCTGCAATGGGATTGGTTTGAACAGTATCAAGCGTGGATTGCGCGTAAAGCGGATGCGGAGCTGAATGCGCCAGCGTTACCGATTGATGCGCAAGATAAGCAATCGATTGATCAGCCTTTATTCGCAGAGCCTGAGCCCGTTCGTCCTGAACTTAAAACCATCACTCAATATCGTGAGGAAATACTGATAGATGGCATTAGCATTGACGAATACCTATTTCGCACTCAACGGGCCGCGGCGGTAAATTCGATTACCGTGGAGGTGGATGGACTGGTGTTTGATGGTGATGAACAGTCACAACGCCGCATGTTAGCCGCAATCCATGCCTCAGAAGATGCCGGAATTACTTCAACCATTTGGCGCTTAGCAGATAACACCGAAGTGGCGGTTAATGTAGAGCAAATTCGCCAGGCGCATAGCTTAGCGATTATTGAGCAAGGCAAGCTATGGACCAAAGGTGCCGGCGATGCTTAGTGCAGATATTCAAACCCTCGAACCGGGCAATGAGATTATTCTCTACGAGATCGACGGTACCGCATTTGGTGCCGATATACTGCGGTTTCATTCCCATAACCTTGCATACACAGAAGCTGAGCTAACCCAGGCAGCACAAACACAGCAGCCACTGCCAGCAAAAGTAATCTATTGGCAGGGGGAAGAATACAGCCCATGGCCAGCTCAGTTAGAAGGAGTTGAGGTTAACTCAGACGGTTCACCCAGCACGCCAACACTAACGGTGGCTAACCTCGATGGCAGTATTAGCGCCTTGTGTTTGTATTTTCAGAACATGGAGCAAGCTAAGGTAACAATACGCCGAACGCTGGCAAAATATCTTGATGCCGCCAACTTCCCTAGCGGCAATAGTGAAGCGGATCCCACTCAAGAGGCGGTTGAGATTTGGTATGTCGATAAAAAGGTGAATGAGGATAATGTTGCTGTCACCTTTGAGCTTTCTAACCCAGCCGACTTATCAGGCTACAAAATCGGCCGACAAATGACGGCCTATTGTTACTGGTGCCAACGTGGTGAGTATCGCGGCGCGGATTGTGGCTACACGGGTGAGGCCATGTTTACCGATGAAGATCAACCAACCGATAACCCAGCGCTAGACCAGTGCTCAGGCACAATCAAAGGCTGCACCTTACGCTTTGGCGAAAATGCCGAATTACCCCATGGCGGCTTCCCCAGCGTGCGGCTAATACGTTAAAAGCATTTTCCAGCCGTCAGCAAAATGGTCTAACACGAAAAGCAGGTCCCTATGCACCCAACCATTTTACATGCCTTTAGTCAGCATGCGGCCAGTAGCTACCCAAATGAATGCTGTGGTCTGCTGATCAAGCAAGGCAACAAAGCGCATTATGTGCCATGTGAAAACAAGGCGACTAACAAGGCTGATGAATTTGTGATTGATCCGCAGCAATACGCGGATATTGATGAACAAGGCGCAATCATCGGGATATGCCACAGCCACCCAGACGCCAGCAGCAAACCCAGTGAGCGCGATCGCGCCATGTGTGAGGCTAGCGGCTTGCCTTGGCATATCCTTAGCTGGCCTGATGGCGACTTACGCACCATAGTGCCAATAGGTGACCGTAAACCGCTACTTGGCCGTCCGTTTGTGCATGGTGTATGGGATTGCTATAGCTGTGTGCGCGACTGGTACAGTGAGGTGCAACAAATCCATTTGCCAGACTTTGAACGGCAAGACGGTTGGTGGGAAGGCGAGCAAGAGCTATACCTCGATAACTTTGCCAAAGCGGGATTTGTGGCGCTGCCAAATATCAATCTAGCCGATCTGCAAATTGGCGACGGCATCTTAATGCAAATCCAAAGCCAGCGAGTTAATCACGCTGCTGTTTATGTTGGCGAAGGCAAGATCCTTCACCATCTGTATGGACGCCTTAGTCGCTACGATATTTACGGCGGATACTGGCAACGCAACACCCGCTTGATAGTGCGCTATGCATGATAAAACGGCTAAAAACTTTACAGTCTGTTAGGTCGTTGGCATAGTGTTTAAGCTATAACATTTTACTAATTGAATTAATGGATTAAACAATGAAAACTTTAAAGTTTATTGTGATTTTAATAGTAGTTTTAGGTGGATCTTTATTTGCTGGAATATTTTTATACAACAAATCAATTGGACCTGAAGGATGGGCTAAAAATAATACCGAAAAAATGCTGTCATCTGTGATGAAAAATCCAGAATCAATGGTTATTAGATCGTATTTCTTTGTTAAAAAGCCTACAAGTACATCATCATATAACCTCTACATGTGTGGGGTTGTTGATGGTTTAAATAGCTTTGGCGCTTACTCTGGTGGCACTAGATTTGCGTCTAGCAGTTACTATATGGATTCAAGCTCTGGTTCTGCTTTTGATACGACTAACCTGCAAATTGCTGACAAAATGGAAATTGATGACGCTAGATCTGTAGGAATGCTATCTTCATTTGAAAAAGTATATTGGAATGAATGGTGTGTTGACAGCCAGCACCCACCATTATCTGTAGGTGATAGTGGGTTAAAGTAGAAAAATTGATTGTGGCAAGTAATGCAAAGATAGGCCACTTTTGTGGCCTATCTTAAAACTAAAATGAAATTATAATGTTGCCATCGTTAATTTTTACAAGATAACCCGCATTATCAAAAGTCTTTTCAACCAATTTTAAAGCACTAAATATCTCTGCATCCGTCACTGGCATTGAGCAGGTTAATTTTTTGGTATCAAGTTCAATTTTTCGCTTACCAACTACTACTGCGCCATTGATAAGTTCGTTAATTTCATCAACAAATAATGATGCCAATGCAATACCTGAGTCTGCATTGTTTTTGGCTATTTTCCCAGCTATTGATGCTGGCAATGTTGGTGTTAGCAAATTCTCCAGCGCTTCACTATGCAGCAGGTTTGCTACCGCAGGATTTTGATCTGCAACAAAGCTCAGTTCTAAGCGATGCACTATCTCTGCATTCATTGATCTGCCATTTAGCTTAGCCGATTGATCTATTTGCTCTTTCATTTCAGGAGCAACTCTTAATCTTAATTGTGGATGTTCGCGCATATTCACCTCTAATTTCATTATGCCCCACGGTGGGGTTGACAGCAATGCCTCACCGTGCGCATACTTGTAATGCCGCACAGTGCGGCATTATTTGAGGTGTAATATGAAAGTAAGCACACAACCACAGTTTAAGATCAGACTCAGTCATGAGTTGAAAGAGGCTTTAAAGAAAGAGTCTGAGTTGAACAAAAGATCGATCAATAGCGAAATTTGTTACCATCTTGAAAAGGCATATGGGTTAAATGGAAAGAATCAGGAGGCAGTATGAACCTGATTTCTAGCGACCAATTAACTATGAGCAGCCGAGAGATAGCCGACTTAGTTGAGAAGCGCCACGATAACGTAACACGAACTATTGAAAATTTAGCTGCCAAAGGTGTTATCCGAACTCCTCAAATTGAGGTTTTCGAAGAAATCAACAACTTAGGATTAAAGGTTAGTCGAAATAGCTTTGTGTTTTATGACGAGCAAGGCAAGCGCGATAGCATCATTGTTGTTGCCCAGCTTTCACCTGAGTTTACCGCAAGACTGGTTGATCGCTGGCAAGAGTTGGAAGCAAAGCAGTCTAAGCCTTACCCGCAGATCCCGCATTCATTTGCAGAAGCACTGCAACTCGCCGCTAACCAAGCCAAGCTACTCGAGCAACAAGCACCTAAAGTGGAGTTTTTCGATCGGCTGGTGGTGCGTGACACATTAATGAATGCAAGCCAAGTGGCACAAAAGCATAACTTGTCCGCTGTTCGCCTAAATAAATTTTTGGATGAACATGACGTTTATAGCCACGCCATTAAACGCGGCAGAGTGTTTCAGCAGTGGTTTATTGATAAAGGCTTTGGAAAGCTACGCCAAACCGATCAAGGTTTTTCGCAGGCCATGTTTACCCCAGCGGGTGAGGCGTGGATTTGTGAGAAGTTAGTGAGTGAAGGGGTGGCCGCATGACCGCCATAAAGAATGAAGCCCCAACTGCAGCAACAGTTGAGGCCTCTTTAACAACGTCCGTCCGTACCAAGGAATCGAACATGAATAATGTTAACACAATTCAATCATTAAATCATCTAGTCACCACCCAAGATGGCGCATTAATAACTACGTCAATTAATGTTGCAGAAGCTTTTGGTAAGCAACATAAGGATATACTAAGAAAAATTAACCTTATTGATTGTTCAGAAGATTTTAACGAGCGCAATTTTACGCCCGTTGAATATTCAGACGCAAAAGGTGAAAAACGTCCAATGTACCAAATGACCAAAGATGGCTTTATGTTTTTGGTGATGGGCTTTACGGGCAAGAAGGCTGCGATGATCAAAGAAGCCTATATCAACGCCTTTAACTGGATGGCAAAGCAACTGAGTGGCGCCGCACAAAAAAAGACGACGACTGATGATCGTACAAGTTTACGCAATGCGGTTAATCTACTGATGGCAAAGAAAGGCCTGATATATCCAGATGCTTACAAAATAATTCATCAGCGCTTTAATGTTGAGCACATAGATCAGCTAGAAAAAGGCCAGTTAACAGAAGCGATTGAATATGCGCATAAGTTAGCATTAGACGGTGAGTTTATCCCCGCCGCCCCTGCAATCGCGCCACAACCTTTGCTAAATGAGTACGATATTCACAATATCAAAGGGCTTTGCACTCATATGGATTATTTGAAAAAGTACTTTGACGAATACAAGCTGTATGAGGTGTTTACTATGCTTGGCTCTCGCGCTGGCACCCAGATGATTGATCATATGCGTGATGGTGTGTGTTTTGCCGCAACGGTTAGACGTAGCATAAACGAACTTGAGGCAAGGGGCTTAAAAGCGATGTTGCCTAGTTAGCCTAAAGGAATTATCCTGCTATAACAATCCGAAAAACCCTCTTTCGAGAAAGATTATCTAAAGCCGCCTAATCAGGCGGCTTTTTTATTGCCTAAAAATGCTGATGACAGCAGGTCAAATATGAACTCACAACAACTCACCACGATAAAACTATCAGGATCGCTTGCTAAAAAGTTTGGCCGTGAGCATAAGCGATTTTTAGATACAGGCACCACAACTGAAGCGTTTAGCGCCCTTAAAAATACCCTGCAAGGCTTTGAGTTATTTATCAAAGAACAGGCAAAGCTCGGCTTGCGTTATGCGATTTTTCGCAATGGACGCAACACTGGACAAGATGAATTTGATTTAGCCGGTACTCGAGAGATCAGGATTGTGCCAGTCATTGCAGGAAGCAAGCGTGGCGGTGTGCTGCAAACCATTGTTGGGGCAGTTTTGATCGTTGCTGGCGTGGCGATTAATTATTTCACTGGTGGTACTGGTGGTAACTATTTCATCCAAGCCGGTATAGCGGCAATGGCTGGCGGTGTAATCCAAATGCTCTCACCGCAAGCCAAAGGACTAAAGGGCAGGGAAGCCGCCGAGAACGCGCCAAGCTATGCCTTTGGTGGCGCGGTTAACACCACGGCAGCGGGTAATCCTGTTGGTATTGGTTACGGCAAGCGCCGTATTGGTGGTGCCATTATTAGCGCAGGTATTTACGCAGAAGACATTGCAACTACTAAGCGCCCAATTCAATCGGGTGGCAGTAATGGCGGCGGCAATCAACAGGAGCCTTAACTAAATGGGTATTCCCGCATTAAAACAACAACTCGTTATCCATGGCGCTAAAGCAGGCGAAAGCGAGCAGCGCACTCCAGTTGAGTCGCCAGATGATCTGCGCTCCATCGCCAAAGCTAAAATCCTGCTGGCGATTGGGGAGGGTGAGTTTGAGGGCCAATTATCCGGCCAAAATGTGTTTTTAGATGGCACACCACTGCTTGATGCCAATGGTGCAGAAAACTTCCCCGGTGTAATTTGGGATTTTCGTCCGGGTTCTGTACATCAAACCTATATACCTGGCTTGCCCTCGGTTGAAAACGAGGTGGCATTAGGGATTGAGTTAAAATCAGAGCAGCCCTACACCAAAGCCATTACAAACTCATTGCTTTCTGCGGTGCGGATTCGCTTTCGCTGGCCAGCGCTGCAACAGCAACTTGATAACGGTGATGTTAACGGCTATCGCATTGAGTACGCTATTGATCTCTCTACCGATGGCGGTAGCTATCAAACCGTATTAAGCACAGCGGTTGACGGCAAAACCACTCAGCCCTATGAGCGCAGCCATCGTATTGACTTGCCTGCGGGTAACAGCTGGCAGATCCGTATTCGCCGCTTAACGCCAAATCAAAACAACAACCGTGTGGCAGATTTAATGCAAATTGCGGCGATTACCGATGTGATTGACCGCAAGCTAAAGTATCCAAACACGGCATTGCTTTATGTGGAGTTTGACGCCAGCCAATTTCAGAATATTCCCGTGGTTTCGTGCGAACCCTTTATGCGAAAAGTAAAGGTGCCGACAAACTACAATCCGCTAACCCGCGAATATACAGGTGTGTGGGATGGCAGCTTTAAAATTGCATGGACCGATAATCCCGCTTGGGTGAGTTACGATATCATTCTCGACGACCGCTTCGGTACTGGTAGAAGGATCAATGCGTCGCTGGTGGACAAATGGGAGCTTTACCAAATTGCCCAGTATTGCGATCAGCTGGTTCCAAACGGTAAGGGAGGAATGGAGCCTCGCTATATCTGCAATATTTACATTCAGCAAGCGGCTGAAGCATGGCAAGTGTTGCGTGATTTAGCGTCTATCTATCGAGGCATGACCTACTGGTCAAACGGGCAAATGTATTCGGTGGCCGATATGCCACGCGATATGGATTTTATATACACCAATGCCAACGTGATTGACGGTAAATTTAGCTATTCGTCCAGCAGCGAAAAGGTTAAATACACTCGCGCCTTGATCAGTTGGGATAACCCAGATAACGCCTATGAGTCCGATGTTACCTCGGTATCCGATCAAGCATTACAACGCCGCTATGGCGACAACGTAGTCGAATTATCAGCCTTAGGCTGTACCCGTGAATCAGAAGCCCAGCGCCGCGGAAAGTGGGCAATCTATACCAACAACAATGACCGTGCCGTCAATTTTAAAGTAGGCATGGATGGCAGCATCCCATTACCTGGTTATGTGATTGGCGTAGCCGATCAACTGATTGCTGGTAGCCGCATTGGTGGGCGTATCTCAGCAGTTAATGGCAAGCAGATCACTTTAGACCGTGCTGCCACTATCGCTGTTAACGACCGCTTGATTATCAACTTGCCAAGCGGCAAAGCGCAGGCGCGTACTATTGAGGCTGTTAATGGCCGTGTGGTAACGGTAACTACTGAATACAGCGAAACGCCATTACCGCAGCTGTTATGGTCAGTCGAGTCAGACGAACTAAAGCTGCAGCAATTTAGAGTGCTGCGCGTAGCCAAAGCCAATAGCGATAGCATTGAGTACGAGATCACCGCGGTTGAGCATAACCCAAGTAAATATCCTTATATCGATACAGGCGCACGGCTAGAAGACAGGCCAATTAGTAAATTGCCAGTGGGGGCGCAAGAAGCACCGGCTAGCGTGACCATTACCCAATCGACATTCACTGAGCAAACCATGTCAGTCACAACTATGACGATTCAGTGGGCCACGGCTAAAAATGCAGTGGCATACGAGGTTGAATGGCGCAAGGACTCAGGCGAGTGGGTTAAACTGCCAAAAACCAGCGGTACCTCGGTTGATATTCGCGGCGTTTACACCGGGCAGTATATTGCTCGAGTTCGCGCAATCAACTCTGTTGATGTGTCGTCAGTGCCTAAATTATCCGACCTAACTAATATCACTGGTAAAACTGGCTTGCCTCCTGCAGTGGCCTCGTTCACCACTACGCCGTTAGTGTTTGGCATTGCGTTAAATTGGTTATTTCCTGCTGGTGCTGAGGATACATTGCGCACCGAAATTGAGTACGGCCCCAACAATAACGACAGCGGTATGATCAAGCTGGGTGATTTTGCTTACCCGCTTAACAGCCACACCATGACAGGGCTTAGTGCAGGGGTTAGCTTTTGGTTTAGAGCGCGGTTAGTGGATCGCACAGGCAACGTGGGCCCATGGTCTAACTTTGTAAACGGCCAAAGCTCCACCGACCAAACCAAATATGATGAGTACTTTAGCGAGCGCATCACATCATCAGCACTCGGGCAGGAGCTACTATCAGAGATTGAGCTGATCCCAGTCATTAAAGTCGAAACAGATAAAATCCCCGAAATTGAAAACGATATTGCTGTAGCACAGAGCAAGATCGATCAAATGCAAGCGGATATCGCCGATATCGCTGGGGCACCAGACTGGGACAGCAATACTGCGTACCTAAGTGGGCAATTGGTCAAATATCAGGGCAAATTGTATTCGGCTAAGCAAGATGTTCCAGCAGGAACGCTGCCAACAAACTCGACTTATTGGACAAAAATCGGTGAGTACTCAACCATCGGTGAGGCGCTTGCGGCATTAACTGTTCGAGTGGATACAGTTGAAACATCGATAGAAGAGATTGATGGCAAACTGACTGCGGAGTCATCACGGATTGATGGTATTTTTGCACAAGTTAATCCGCCATTAGCGGGTGATATGGGCTGGAATGCAGGTTCGACGGTTGTTTTTGCTGGTGTTTGGTCTGAGCAATATGCAAGAGCCGCTGCCGATGAAGCCTTAGCAAAAAGTATTGATGCGGTTTCAGCCAGTATTGATAAAAACACTGCCGCCATCATCACAGAGCAAATGGCCAGAGCCACTGCAGATGAATCTTTGTCAAACCAAATCATCAGTATTTCCGCCACGGTAAACGGCAATGCTGCGCTTATTAAACAAGAGAAAACCGCCCGTGCAGATGCCGATAGCGCCTTAGGCCAACGCATTGATACCGTGCAGGCCACAACTGGTGCTAACACCGCCGCAATTCAGCAAGAGCAAACCGCCCGTGCAGATGCAGACAGCGCCTTAGCCTCACAAATCACTACGGTGCAGGCCTCTGCTACAGCGGCCAACTCTGCGGCATCAACAGCACAAACTGCCGCAGATCAAGCTAAATCTGATGCAGCTGCAGCCGCAGGGATCGCCAATGGCAAAGGTAAGGTGATTATTCAATCGTCTGCCCCAGCGACAGCGGACCGTTTAGCGCAAAACCTATGGATTGACACCACAGGCAACGCCAATACGCCAAAACGTTGGAACGGCTCAGCATGGGTAGCAGTAACTGATAAAGCGGCCACAGATGCAGCCAACGCAGCCGCAGCTGCACAAGCTGCCGCTGATGCAGCCAACACTAAGGCCACGCAAAACGCAGCGGCTATCCAGCAGGAGCAAACCGCCCGTGCGGATGCCGACAGTGCGTTAGCCTCACAAATCACTACGGTGCAGGCCTCTGCTACAGCGGCTAACTCAGCGGCCTCAACGGCACAAACTGCCGCAGATCAAGCTAAATCTGATGCAGCCGCAGCCGCGGGGATCGCCAATGGCAAAGGTAAGGTGATTATTCAATCGTCTGCCCCAGCGACAGCGGACCGTTTAGCGCAAAACCTATGGATTGACACCACAGGCAACGCCAATACGCCAAAACGTTGGAACGGCTCAGCATGGGTGGCAGTAACTGATAAAGCGGCCACGGATGCCGCCAACGCAGCCGCAGCTGCACAAGCGGCCGCCGATTCAGCCAACACCAAAGCTACCCAGAACGCAGCGGCAATTCAAACAGAGCAGACAGCCCGCGCCAATGCCGACAGCGCCTTAGGGCAACGCATTGATACCGTGCAGGCCACAGCAGGCGATAACACTGCCGCTGTACAGCAAACATCTACCGCATTAGCCCAATTAGATGGCAAGCTGCAAGCAATGTACTCGATTAAGGTCGGAGTCACTGCAGACGGTAAATACTACGGCGCAGGCATGGCGATAGGCATTGAGAACACGCCAGAAGGCATGCAATCGCAAGTTCTCTTTACTGCTGATAGATTCGCGATTGTGAATCAAATTACTGGCACATCGACCATAACCACGCCTTTCGTTGTCCAGGGTGGTCAGGTATTTATTAATAGTGCCGTGATTGGCGATGGTACAATCACTAACGCCAAGATCGGCAACTATATCCGGTCAACAGACTATGTTTCACAAACAACAGGCTGGAACATGGATAAATCCGGTGGATTTGAGATTAATGGCTCTACAGCTGGGCAAGGCCGCATGCAAATATCAAATAATCGAATCGATGTTTATGACAACAGCGGCAATTTAGTTTGCAGAATGGGTAAATTAACATGAGTTATGCTCTTGCTGTTTATAACGCTGGCAAAGAGGTTCTTTACAACGCGACACCATACAACTTGTTTTGGTGCTTGCGGGTAAAAGACCTTTACCCTGGTGTTCATTCTGTAACGCTACCGTCAAATGGCGTTGGCGGTAAGCTTTCGTTCGTTTGGGGATTGGAGCGCAGTACACCGGATCAAGAGGTGTCTTTAGGCAGCACTTTCAGAGTCAAAATAAATAGCCTCACTATCACTGGCAACACAGTCACATTTGAACTAGAGCAAGATGCCTTTGGGGTTACCGCAATCTTGCTTTCATTCTTTTATTCACGGTGATTTATGTACGGTGTCGAAATTCGCAACAAGGACCTATCGCTATTTTTAGGTACCTATGAAACCACCTTTATGTATTGGGGATACAAAGACGTAACCCACACTAATGGGACTGATACCTATATCGATCTGTTTGGTATTCCGGTTGGTTACGATATTCAAATTTATACCTACTGCAACACACAAGGAGAGCAATACCCATATTTAAGAGCATTGCATGTGATCCTTGATGGCACAGGTAGCACATGGAGAGGATTAGTTAATTTTTGGATGTATTCCGGTACCGCGAGGATTTATGTATTTGCTTCGGCTAAAGCCATTAATTTGCCCAAGTATGGCTTAGCCATTTATGACACTGTTGGAAATGTGCGCTTTCACAGCGCAAGACCTCCCGTATCAATAAAACTGCTTGGCGAAGTGATTTATTCGCAAGGCCAGCACAGAACAAACTGCAGCTTTAAGCCAGCATGCAAGCCAACCATAGCGCGAGTCGATTCTGAATACGCAGGAACGCCAGGGCAATACTACGTAGAGTTCTCGCGCTTTAATGGGTTTTACAACAGTAGTGAGGGCGGCTATCAGCACGGATGGACACTGCAAACGCAAGGGCCACGCGGTGGCCCTTCTCGTTATCAACCTGCAGATGTAATGAATTACGCTGTTATAGATGCATCTTACTATGAGCAGTTTCCAAACTTGGGCAACTTCCCACAGTAGTTATTTACTGATAACGCTTAACTCAGAAATGGGTGTATTGGGTGGATTATTGTAAATCGTAGCCAAAGCACTATCAGCCAATGTGCTCTGAGCTTTGAGCACTCGATAAGAGTCTTTATCGGTTCGATTTAATCCGAAGATCTTATAGGCCACTAAATCAAAAGTGACAGTAGGGCAGGATGCCATGTCACCAACTTCAATGGTGTATTGCCAATTACCGAGAGGGATTGAGGTAAGGCAGCCCACATTTGATGATTTAATTGTAATGTCAGCTTGCTCAGTGCCGTTAGAATATCGAATGATCTGATAGCCGGCTACTTGCTCGATACGCTCTAATGACAATAAGATTTTGTCGATATCGGCAGAGTGTGACTCAACAGCGATCACCAGTGGTAAATCTGCGTCACTTGGTCTAACCGTTTTCCCGTCAATCGCATTCGTGCTAGAGATCAAATTTTTGATATCTGCACCCACGTCATCATCACCGCCACCACCGCCGCATCCTGCGAGTGAAACCATTAAAGCCATCAGCGCTAAACGTTTCAT